CTCGGTCTTTCACCCCGGCGATGTAATCCGCGAGTGCGCTAACCGTGACTTGCGGGTCATTGCAACCGTCTTCCGGCATCCCAAGCAGTGCATCAATGGCGGCGAGGGCTTTTGCTGCAGCTAGAAACATGCCCTTGTAGTTCATCGGGTCGAGCGCGGCCAACGCACCTTCTACCTCAGTGCCCATGTCATTTAGGCCGTTGTCGGCGTCGTTTTGCGCGGCGCAATACAACCCTTCGAGCACAGCCCGCCATTCACGCGGAGGCTCTGCCCCTTGCGCTGACACTGGGGCCGAGACGTCAGCTTGACGAACGATGTCTTCGCAATCGGCGAACTGGTCTTCGTCAATCTGCTCGGCGGCATCAGCGTTTAATTCGTACTGGCACTTGCCGACGCATCGGTACTCTGGCATGCCGATTTCCTTTGCATACTGGCATGGCGTTGCCGAAAGCTTGGCAAGAGCAGTAGCAAGCGCCCCTGCCGGGACCATCACCAGCGCGTCTGCACAGTTCTTCGGCAAGTCGCCTTCAAGAGCGTTGCGAATCACGGCGGCTGCATCGCGCTCAAGTTCGAGGAAATCCGCAAGCCCCGACACTGGGGCCGATGCTTCACCGGGTTTGTTGATACGCACCATTTCATCGAAGCCGCAGCGCTTGCAGCCAATCACTTCATCGTTGTAGTCAACCGCTTTGCACAAGTCGCAGCGATAGAGAGGCTTTGGGTCGGTCATGCTGGCTTCCGATCAAACGAATCGAGGAGGGCGCCAATTTCGCGTTGGCGGGCAATCTGTGCGGGCGTGGTCGCCTCTTTGTTGTACTCACGAGAAAGGAACGCTCGCACGGCACCCTCGTCCGACACTGGGGCCGTTTCCTTCTTGCCCGCTTCAAGACCGCGCTTGAATGCTTCAGCTTCGATCCGCGCTATCTCGGCGAACGACACTGGGGCCGCTGCCGGATTGGCGGGTGTTGTATCGTCGGTCATGTCACGCGCTCCCAGATAGCTTCCAACTTTTCCACCTGCTTGTCCGTCAACGAACGCCCAGCCGCGAGTTGCCTGCTGATGCTGTCGATGAACTCGCGCTCCCAGTCACTCAGTTTTGACTCGCGCTCTTCGCAGTCCTCAATGAGCTGCTCATGTTCGGTCATTGTCATCACGCTCCTTCTTTGGTTCGGGCCAAAGAGGATAAACGTCAGGCCTGTAATACACAAACGCGCCGCACGGATCGAACATATCGATCATCCCGGTTTGTGACTGCTCGTCCTCCGGTAGAGTGTCCTCCGGCGCATAGCAAGCATAAAAGTCAGACAACTTGCGCTGACTGGGCTGGATGGTCGATAGCACCACACGGTTCGCGACTCGCCGCCCGTGTGTGACGAGTATGTCGAGGTAGGCTTCAGGAGACATGTTCTAAGCCATTTTCCTGGGCTGGGGCTACCCTGGTACCAACCGAGGGTAGATCGTGGCTCTGGACATTAATGGACACGCCGGGTGGGCGTTTCCTGATCCCCCTCTGGGGTCGCAGGAGGGCTCCGGCGACGGTCGGCAGCGCTCAGGATCGCAAAGTCTGCCAGAGTGTGTCCGACGCGACGGGCAAGGCCATCGTCCAGTGACACATAGCCGCAAAGGACGTTCAGCGCGTTGATGGCGTTGAGTCGCGTGGTGTCGCGCACCCCTGGGTCTTCGATCAGTTGAAGAAGGCGATTGATGGCCTTCTTTTCCGACCACATCTCCGTCTTTGGATCTTTGCCCTCCAGCAGTTCATTGAACTTGCGCTGGACGTAAGGGTTGACCTCGCACGCATAGGCGAGTTGGTGAAGGTTGCCGAGGTCCACGCTGTACTTGATAAGTTCGAACGCCTCAATCAGAGCCATATCCTTGGTCTTACCAAACACGCGCAACTCAGCATATCGATCGAACGATTGCGCATACTCCTTCGCATACGCCTCGTCTGCGAAGTCTTTGGGGCTGTAGATAGCGTCTGCCATGATGGGGTGAAGAATAGCGGAAAGACAGTGTCCTAGTTCACAGATCGATGCCGAGCCATTGTGCTGCGCCGTCGATGGGCCGACAACGAAGCCGCGCTGTGATAGGCTGCAAAATGGCGTTAAATGTGTCGCCGCAGGCTGTTCCGGAGGCTTTAGGTTGGTTGGGTAACTTCCGGTTGAACCTCCGGTGCGGCCGCAAGGCGTAAGTCCTTGATTCTATTGATTATTATATTTAGTTACGGAGGTTCGGAGGTTCGGAGGTTGGATTTGGGTTGCAAGAGTTTGCACTTCGTATACGTATAGCAACAAGCGGTCGCGAAAAACAAACCTCCGCCTCCGAACCTCCGGACCTGCGCCGTTATTGGGTTTGCAATGTCCGCCCCGGAGGTTTAATCTCCGGGCCAAACCTCCGGACCACATCAAAACCCATCCCTAGACTTCTCACCATCAGTCTGGCCATAGTCAGAATCCGGCACAACTTCGCTCACATACTTCCGCCAGAACGCCTCGGCAAGCTCCTTCCCACCCTCCGCCCGCCCATCCTCCATCGCCGAAAACTCCTCACCCTCGAACACAAAAGCAGTCACATTGGTTGCAGAAAACCTACCACGGTGCGAGTCTTTCATCAAAGCAATCTTCTTGTTCAGCTTCTGCGGAGATATCGGCCTCCCCTCCAACATCTTATAAGCGGCAATCACGTCACCACTAAACACACACAACCCACGCACCTTCCCACCATCCGCCGCAAGCGATCCAATCCAACCAGCAGATTGCACCGCCCTATACATAACACGCGGGAACAATTCATCCAGCATCTCATCCTTGACTGTCCCCTGTCCGGCCTCTTTCTCACGGCGGCTGAACTCTTTGACCATGGCAGTAGTCTCCATCACCAACTTCTCATACCCATCCATATCATGAGAAGCCATCCAACTGTCGCACTCCTTCATCACCTGCCAGAGCTCAAGCCCAAACTGCTCTGAAAAATCAACCTTGAACTTCTGGTCCCAACGCACTTCGCCAGAAGCCCCAGGAATCTGGCCTACGAACACAGGAAACCACCGCCGCTCGCCCTGCGACCTTCCATCCGCATTGGTGTCGTCGTTATCTCGGAACAGGCCTGCGTACCTATTGCCATCCATCACGAAGATGAACTGTCGCGGCCATGCATCACTGAACCCAAACTTCTGGTCAAATGTATCAGTTGTGCCGGTCAAGATCGCCTTCATCTTTCGAAGGTCGCCTGTTCCAAAGCCAGTCATTTCAGGAATCGTGGCAATGATTGATATTCCATAGATATCACGGAACAATTGCTTCTTGTCCATATTCGGATCGAACGTAACAGGCGCGGCTTTCTTGTTGAAAAGAAGCTCGCGGCAGATCATGTTCTGGAAGTGCGATTTACCAGCGTCCATCGATCCGAACATGGCCATGGATATCGGCGCCAAGCAACCTGGGTGCATCACGCGGTTATACAGCGACAAGCACCAGTACTTGGAGAATAGCCTGTTGTCTGCGGAGTCCTCCAGCCCAAGCGTCTTGATCAGATACGCCTCCAGCCGCGACGCCCCATCCCACTCCACCTCCTCAAGCTTGGTCCTCACGCGCTCAGAGATGTCATTGAACTGATTGGCCAGCGCCCACGTTCGCAACGTCCTCTTCACCATTGCCGCGCTAAGCGACCCGTTTTGGCTACGCAAGCCGACTACCTGGATGGCCTCCATCAACTCGCGCGGACTCCAGACATCATCAATCTGTCTTCCACTCTCATCTACGATCATGCGACGACTGGTATCGCAGTGAACGTCGGCAATCGTCTTGCCAATAAACAGCGCATCATAGATGCGAAGAAGGTTCAACTCGGTGAGCTTTGGGACAAACTCACCGGTCTCCTTATCCCTCAACCTATCAGCGATGTCAATCCTGTTGTTGGCGCGACACTTCTTCATCCTCAACAACAGGCTTTTCGGATATTGCTCTCTGATGGCCTTTAAATCCTCCAGACGCGCACGCTCAAGCTCATCCTTCTGTCTGGTGAAGGCCATTTTGCTGTTTGCATCTTCTTTCTCTTGCACAGGAAGATTGGCATCGTCATCATCGGCTACTGCACCTTCACCGGCTGAGAGCCGCCTGAGATAGCTTTGGCCGCCATTATCCGATTGTGTACTGTTCATGTTCTGCGTTTGCCTTGTTCAGTGCTCTAATGATTGATGGCATGACCACGAAGTCGATGAATGTCGACCAAGTGCGCTTGTTATCTTTGCGGCAAGTATCATGAGCACACCCGAAGACGTATTCATGCTCTGCGCCTGGGATATATCCACGGAAGTACGCGCCCCCACGATCGCCATTGGTATGCTCGTCGCCCCATGGACACTTAATCCGGTATTTGCCGCTCATGTTCTTGGTGACCTTTCCGCCTGAAGCCTCTCCCATCTTGGCCTTGGTGAGGATTGCAACAGCACACGCCAGAAGGTAGTCGTTCACCGGCTTTTCTGCCATTTCATCTTCTGTTGGTTCGCGTGGTGGAGGCGGCTCAACGATGGTGAATTTGAATGCCTTGGCGATATCATCCATCGAGTAGCGGTTGCTGTAGTTGGCGTGAAGCAGCCGCACTGGGCATTTCTCACCATATTTGAGCTCCCACGTGGCCTCGATGCGCTTGTTGTTGATGCCGATTGGCATGCGGCCATAGCGTGATACATCTCGAATCGTGCTATCACCGCCGCGCTCGCTGAGAACGTTCTTGACGAATCCCACCAGGAAGCTCTTGAACCGTCGCATGTTTGCTTCAGGCTCATCGAAGAAGTACCAAAGCTGGTGGTTTCCTGGCGAAGTCTCGATCACCGCTGTCGGTGGCAGCATCAAGCTTACCGTCGCAACGGACAACCCTCCCTTCGATCCTTTACCGTCACCGATGTCGTCAACCATCAGCGCTAGACCGTGGCCAAAGGATGCTTCGCCACGCCAGAAGCGCATCTCGCCTTTCTCGTTTGGCGTCTTTATTGACGAGGATATCGATACGTAGGCATTTCCAGTCTCTTTGATGTATTTACCAAGCCTCCACGGCTCTGGCCACCAGCCTTTGTTGATTTTCCTTCCGTCTGATTCGGTTTTGACTGTTGCCTCTGCGGCATATCCTACCATCACCCGTTCTGTGTCTGGTAGTCCTCTGCCGAGCTCAGTCAGAAACTCTGTACAAAGCTTTAGTTGCTCGTCCATTGTCTTTCTTGGTTAGGGTTTGGGCTTGGGATCGTACTCCGAGGGGTTGTGGTCTAGGTGTGCCATATAGCCAGCGCTTACGCCTCGTTCACACGCAGCAGCGTAACCTACACGCCTCTCATCGTACCCATTAAGGACACATTCAATGCTGTACGCTGTCTGCCGCAACGGCACACGCACATTCGCGCCAAACGCAGATCGAGACCAAGGGCCGTTTCATTGTTTACATTGCAAGTGGCCGATGCATCTTCACATAGGCTCTGGTCGCCGCACACCGCACTTCAATCACGCCCCAGGGTGTGATTGCCCGTATAGCGAGGCGATGTCGGAGGAGCACTATCAGGCGCAGTGCTACATTCGCGACTTCTTTGGTGAAGCGGCCTCGATTGAAGAGCCTATTGGAGAGCGCATTGCCGACGTGTTTGTGCAGCGGCCCAGTGGAAAGCCGTGGATGTTCGAAGTGCAGGGCGTGACCCTAGTGCCTGATGAGCAGATCGCGCGGACGTTGAACCACTGCTCTCACGATGGCGCGGCGATGACGTGGCTTATCTTGAAGGATATATCCGAAGTCAAGCTTGCAGAGGACTACACCGTGTCTATGTACGAGAAATGGGCATATGGCGCCAACAGCGAGACGGACAAGTTCAATGATGGCCATGTGTGGTGGATTGACGGCAAGCGTCGCAAGTTATTTCGCGTTGAGTATAAGAACGCGATGCGATACATCACGGACCACTCCACCGGTCGTGTCGATCATCCTGTGCCGAAGATCGATGAGCGCCACATCTTGGTGTTTGGCCCATACGAGCTAGTGGATATCAAGTTCACCACGCGCGTACTGGACGAGCGGACACTGAGGTATGGGACCTTTGATAAGCGCCACGCTGTGCACTACCCGAAGTTCAAGAGGCTCATCATGTCGGAGAAGTGCAGCCCGGTTCGATACTTTGGCGACGACATTAAAAAGTAGGATACTCAAAGCTCCACAACTGAACGAGCCAAACGAGGCCTGAACATGACGAACATCACCTTCACCGAAGAACAGCAAGCGGCCATCCAAGCCATCAAGAGCTGGTACACCGCCTTCCGCGCAGGCCTCACCCGTAAACAAACCTTCTTCCTCACAGGATACGCCGGGACCGGGAAAACCACCATCGCCCGCGCGGCGGCGGAGGAGTGTGTACCTAATCACCGCTCCATCGCGTACATCGCGCCGACCGGTAAAGCAGCGGCCCGCCTGCGCGATAAGGGGTGCGAGGGCGCGCGGACACTCCATTCCTTCGCCTACAACCCGCGCGGCGAGGATGAGGAAGGCGATCCCATCTTTCACGAGAAAGACGCTCTGGACATCCTCCCGCTCCTCGTGGTGATGGACGAGGCCTCGATGGTGGGCGAATACGACTTCAACGCCGTCAGCCGCCACGGTATCCCGATTCTGGCGCTGGGCGATCTGGGCCAGCTCCCTCCGGTCAAGGCTCCTTACTCCCTCACGCCGGACCACGTGGACTTCGAACTCACCCAAATCCTTCGTCAGAAGGCCGAGTCGAACATCATCCGCGCGGCTGGTTTCGTTCGCCAAGGCAAGACCCTCCCTGACCGCGAGTATGACGATGTCCGCGTGAGGACCGGCTCCGCCGATCTGGACATGCTGATGGAACACTCCGGCGAAGATGCTCAGATTCTCGTCTCGTACAACAATACGCGCGTAGCGATCAACCGCCGCGTGCGCGAAAAGCTCGGATTCGCCGACAGCCCGATTCCCCAGATCGGTGAAAAGGTGATGTGCACGTTCAACCAGCACAAGCACGGGATGATGAACGGAGAGCAAGGGATTATCATCAAGTTCGAGGACGTACCTGAATACGATATCGGCGCGAATGAGCCGGAGGATATGATGTACGTTTTCTTGCGCTCGCTGACGGACGGGAAGACCCGCAAGGTCAAGTTCAATCCCGCGTCCTTCAGCGATGACGGTGAGGTGGCGAAAGAGGCCGTTAAAGCCATCGGCGGCTTCGCCTACGGGTATGCCTGTACCGTACACAAGAGCCAGGGTAGCGAGTGGCCTAATGTCCTCGTTATCGATGAGCCGATGGGCGATGTGGCGAAGCTCCGATATACAGCGTATACCCGCGCTGCCACGCGCCTTACGGTCTATCGCCGTGCAGGCAGATAAGAACACTCCAACTCTGGCCACTCCACCTTACAATCCCCTCACCACAACCCAACCGACGAAACAGGAGCTATCCGTGAACCAAGCCGCAGCAGCCCAGAAGGGCAAGGCCCAGCCCGCAAACGAAGACAAGGCCAAGAAGGCCGCAGACGCCGAAGCCGCCCGCAAGGCCAAGGCTGAGAAGATCGAAGCCGAACGCAAGGCCAAGGCCGAAGCGCGCGAAAAGGACCAGCAGGCCAAGCAATCCGAGCGCGAAGCCGAGAACCAGAAGAAGGCGGCTGAGCGCGAAGAAGCGAACAAGGCCAAGGCAGCTGAGCGCGAAGAAGCCGCGAAGAAGCGTGAAGCTGAACGCGCGGAAGCCGCGAAGACGCGCGAAGCTGAGCGTGAGAAGGCCCGCACCGAAGGCGCGGCTGCACGTGAAGAAGCGCGCGCCAAGGCGGCGAAGGAACGCGAAGAAGCGAAGGCCAAGGAAAAGGCCGACCGTGAAGAAGCGCGCGTGAAGGCAGCAGCCGAGAAGGAAGCAGCCGTGACCGCTCGCAAGCAAGCCCGCGAGGACGAAGTCAAGCAGCGCCAAGCCAAGTGGTCCGAACGCCGCGACTCCACCAAGGTCAACGGCGAGCGCCGGACCAAGGCCACGCACATCGTCCTCCTGCCCGAAGGCAGCGGCATCAGCAACCCGCAAGCCACCTCGATTCGTGGCCGCGTCTTGGCTTACATCAAGTCGGTCGCGCAACCGGGCGTGCCGGTGTCCATCGAGTCGCTGGCGACCGAGTGCAAGCCGTTCCTCTACGGCACCAGCGTGCGCAGCTACCTGAGCAAGCTCGAAGAAGCCAGCCACCTGGACTTCATCACACCAGCAGACGAGTCCGCCAAGGGCGAGTCTGCTGGACAGGCCGTGACCGAAGGCGAACAAGCCGCTGCCGCCTAAGCCACCAAGGCACTCGCCTGTACAAAGCCGCTCCAGTAAAATGGGGCGGCTTTTTCTTTTCCAACTGGAGTTCTATGTCCGCCAAAATCATTGGCGCCGGTCTGTCCGGCCTCATCGCAGCCTGCCATATCCCGGACATCCCGATTCACGAGGCAGGCAACGGCAACGCAGAACACAAGGCCCTACTGCGCTTTCGCAGCGAGGCCGTCGCGCAGGCCACTGGCATCCCCTTCAAGCCCGTCACCGTTCACAAGGCGATCCAGTATGAGGGAACGACCTACATGCAGTGTACGCCGCGACTCGCGAACCTCTACGCTGAGAAGGTTATTGGCTTCATGTCCGGTGATCGAAGCATCTGGAACCTCAAGTCAGAGACTCGCTACATCGCGCCGGAGGACTTCCACGAGCGACTGGTCCATCGACACCGCGCCCGCATCCGTCTGAACACTCGTTTGGACCGCGTAGAACGTGACCAGAGCCACGCGATTATCTCCACGATACCTCTTCCTGCAATCCTGGCCGCGTGTGGCTTGGCGGCCCCATCGGACATGTCCTTTCAGGCCTCTCCGATCCAAGTAAGCCGGTATCGCCTGCGGCGCGGCTCCGATCTCCACCAAACGATCTACTTTCCTCAGCCGAATGTCCGTGTGTACCGGGCGAGTATCACCGGCGATCTACTCATCATCGAGCAGGCACACGCCGCTGCAGCATTCACTGGTAGCGACGACTTGGGCTATGTATGCAGCGCCTTCGGGATCAGCCCGAACGAGGTGGAGCGTATCGAGCAGGTGAACCAGCGTTATGGGAAGATTGTGAACATCGACAACGATGTCCGCCGCGCGCTCCTCCACAAGCTCTCGGTGGAGTTCAATGTCTTCAGTATTGGCAGGTTTGCTTGCTGGCGCAATATCCTTCTGGACGACATCATCAAGGATATTGGAATAGTTCAGAAGCTGATCGCCGCGAGCGCTTACGATAGGCGCTTGGTTCTTGCTAAATAGGAGCCAAAGATGAACGAGACGGAACAGATGATCAGTAAGCTCAACGTCCTCAACGGCACCAGCTATATGACTCAGGAAGAGTCGAAAGAGTTGGCGCGGCTGCACGACAAGGCAACTCCTCTATCGGAGGTTGAGATTGATTGGCTGCGCCGTCTCTACACCCGCATTTATTCACTGCGACCCTAGAAAGACCAGAATGAACCTCTATCCATTTCAACAAGTCCTCGATCAGGTCAACGACCTCCTGAACGATCCAACCATTGACTGCTATCAGCAGTTCAAGTGCGCCAAATGCGGCATGAAGCAGACGATGGACGTGGCGAACACGTTCTACACCAGCGGCAAGTGCGAAGTCTGCGGCAGCATCACCGACATCAAGCGCGATGGCCACAACTTCATGATGGTCAAGGGACCGCACAAGGCTCCAGACGACGACATGAATTTCCCAACGCGCGACAACAGCAACACCGGAGGGTGAATGAAAGCCGCCATTGCCATCGATAAGTGGAAGCTACCGATTTTCTCTCGCAATCTCGTCGCGGCGGGATTCAACTACAGCGAAGCCGGAGCGATAACGGATGACGCTCTGATCCTCCATGTCGAGTTGGAACAGCCGCAGGCACAGAAGCTCGCGCAAGTCGTGCTCGCCAGCAACACCGAAGCCGCGAGGAGTAAATGACCGAAGCCATCCTCTCCGAAGTCATCTGGCACTTTGTTCTCCCGCCGCTGAACACGACACGCTACGTCATCACGCAGCGGCAAGACGGCCCATTCGCTGACGACATCATCGGCGGCAAGGGACACTACTACATCTCCACGGAGCGGCTGATGAACGGTCGCTGGCTGCACGTTGAAGGCTCCACGTGGTCTGCCCATGGCACCTTCAAGGATGCCTACACCAAGATGCAGATGGCGATCAAATGAAGCACACCTGCCATTGGCCCGGATGCCCGCGCGCAGTCCCACCGTCGATGTGGGGTTGTCGCGATCACTGGTTTACACTCCCCAAGTATCTCAGGGATAAAATCTGGGCTGCATACGTACCGGGCCAGGAGATTACAAAAACCCCATCCGCCGCGTACATCGCGGCAGCACACGAGGTCCAGCAGTGGATCAAGGACTACCTAGAAAGGAACACCGTGAAAGTCAGTCTGATTAGATACACCCCAGACGCCCTCCAAATGCTGGTGGGCACCAAGACGACACGCCTGCGCGGCAAGAAGCCTGAAGACATGTCCGAAGCCGAGCTATACGATGCGTACAAGTACATGCTTGATACGATCCGTAGCCCCTTTGACTTTGTGGACTACATCTTCAATATCGAGGGCGTCTCCAAGAACATGACTCATCAACTCGTCCGCACGCGAGCGGGCGCGTACCAGCAGGAGTCCAGCCGCGCTGTGGAAGTGAATGAGATCGTTCAGCCGGACAAGTTCCTGAACGATGAGACGCTGGCGACCATATGGCATGACGCCGTGGCCGACGCCGAAGCCTCCTACAAAGAACTGCTCAGCGCTGGCGCGGACCTGCAGGATGCACGCGCGATCCTCCCATCCAACTTCGCAACGAACATTCAAGCCAAGTTCAGCCTTCGTACCCTCAGCGATATGGCCAAGGTGCGGCTTTGTGTCCGGACTGGCGGAGAATACCAGAATGCATTCAGATTGATGCGTGAGGAGGTTCTAAAGGTCCACCCGTGGGCCGATCCTCTCATCCAAGTCTCGTGTGTTGCGACAGGCCAGTGCGCCTTCCCGCGCTATGGTCGCGAGAAATGCACCTTCTACCGCCCATGGATGGACCTTCGATCAGAGCAAGAGGAATTGCGAAAGGTGTTCTGGGCCACGCCTCTCCAAACCAACAACCCGGTAGCTACCGGCGACGGAAAGAGCGCCGGGTGAAGCGCCCCGACAAGAACACTCAGGCGTACATCGACAGCCTGATCTTGGCAGAGTACTGGTTCACCGCCGACAAGGCGATGGACCGGCCAACGCTGCCGCAAGCCAACATCAACCACGTCACCATCTACATCATCGTCCTAGTCAACGGGACCAAGCTCGTTGGCGTGAACGAAGGCCCGGTGGACGAACAAGAGTTCAGTCCTGAACTGGGCCGCAAGTATGCGCGTGAGAAAGCGCTGGAACAAATCTGGCCGATGCTCGGCTATGAATTGAGAACCATCAAAAACCCGAAAGGAATTCTGTGACCACTCCCGCAATGACCAAAGCAGACGACAACCGCAAGGTTGCGATCTTCGATCTGGACGGCTGCATCAGCGACGACCGCTGGCGCCAACACCTACTTCCCAAGGCGCAGGAAGGTTCCACACCGGGCCAGGATGCATATGACTCCTACCACGATGTGTGCGACCGTGACCCGGTCCTCGCACCGGGCGCGGCTGTCCTCCGCCAACACATCGCCGATGGCCACATCATCTTCTTCGCCACCGGGCGTCCGTTCAGTGTCGCTGAGAAGTCTGCGGCGTGGATCAAGTCCAACTTCGGCATCTCCATCGAAAACGACTTCAGCATTCTGATGCGGACGCAAGGTGACATCCGGCCAGCGCACATGGTCAAGGCCGACTTCGCCGACTTCATCATCAAGAACGGTCGGCCAGTCGTCGCGGCTTACGATGACCGTCAGGATGTGGTCGATGTGTACCGTTCGAAGGGCTTCAACGCGTGCGTGCTCAACGCGGACGGCATCGCGATGGCCGGCCCTGTCCAGATGACGGAAGTTGCAATGCAAGTCACCGGCAGCGTGGCTCACATCCTCCAGCAGGCCGCATCGACGTTCATGCAACGCAACGCCGTCTACAAGGATAATGCCGTCAACGTGGGCAACGTGATGAAGGCGCTGTTCCCGAACGGCGTGGCCATTCGCTCCAACGACGACCACCACCTGTACCATCTCTTTGAGCTGATCATCGTCAAGCTCACCCGCTTCGCCAACAGCGGCCTGACCCACGAAGACTCCATGCGCGACATCGCCGTGTATGCTGCGATGGTGGAACACCTCGTGGCCAAGCAGGCTCACCGAATCGAGGTGTTGTGATGCACGTTATCGTCACCGGCTCCGGCAGCGGACTGGGCAAAGCCATCGCCCAGGCGCTGATCGCGGCCAACCACATCGTCATCGATTACGACCATGCAGATGGCGATGACGTGCGCTGCCCGTCTGCCTTTCTTATGGGTCTTGACCGCGTCGATTGCCTCATCAACTGTGCAGGCATCAACGACAACCGTTGGTTTGAAGAAGTCGGCCAAGATGACTTCTTTCACCTGATGGACGTCAACGCATTCTCGATGGTCAGGATGACGCAGGCTGTCCTACCGCAGCTGAAGGCATCCAAGGGCACGGTCATCAACATTGTGTCCAACGCCGCGCACATCCCTATGACCAGCAGCCTCTCATACAACGCGAGCAAGGCCGCAGCGCTGATGATCACCAAGCAGATGGCGCACGAACTGACGCCGAAGTACGGCATCACCGTCTTCAGCGTCAGCCCCAACAAGCTGGCCGGCACCGGCATGTCCAAGTCCATCGAGGAGAACGTTCAGCGAGTGCGCGGCTGGACACCGGAGTACGCGCGAGAATACCAGCGCAAGGCCCTGATGCACGGTCTGGAGACACCCCCGGAAGCCGTCGCAGACTTGATCACCAACCTTCTCAGCAGCGGCAACAGCCTCTATCTGTCCGGCTGCGATATCCCATTCGGAAAGTAAACAATGCTCAAATTCCAAATAGAACAAATCGCCCTCTTCCCAGGCCTCGGAACGAACAAGGCATTTCTCCTGCTCAAAGACCTCGGCCTGGATGACTGGGTCTACGACACGGTGACCGCCGCAGGCCAAGTGTTCGGCTCGGACGGCAAGAACGAGGCCGATCTGGCATTCAATTACCAGTCCGGTTCCGACAAGCCGCTGGAGCTGGAAGTGCTCCATTACAGCAAGGGGCACAATTGGATGGACGAGTCCATCGCCAAGGGCACCGTGTCTGGCGTCGGAGCGGTTTCACACCTCGGCATGCACGTCACCCGCGAGCAGCTGGACGAGTTTGCTGCAGTGATGCAGAAGCACGGCATTCGCATTGCTCAGGAAGTCTTCACAAACGGCCACACCAACCCGGCCATCAAGGACTCGCGCCGCTACAACTATGTGATCTACGATACCCGGAAGATTCTCGGTGTTGATCTGAAGTTCATCGTTCGCTTGCCGTATCCGGCCTAAGCCATGATCTTCGCCGTTCACGACTGGGAAACGACCGGCCTCCCACTTCACAGTGACGCCCGGTTGGGCCAGCAGCCGAAGACAATTGAATTCGGCGGCATCCTTACGGACGGCAACGAGGTCATCAGTACAACGGAGTTCATCTGCAACCCGGAGATCCAGATCGAGCAGATCATCACGGACATCACCGGATTGACGAATGACGACTTGAGGGGCTACGGCCCCTTTTCTGATAATCTCGATGCCCTCAAGGCGTACTTCAGCGCGGCTGACGTAATCATCTCCCACAACCTCTCTTTCGACAAGCGTATGCTTGACTTCGATCTGCGGAGGATAGGCCTGACGCTGGTCGATGTGGGGTGGACGGATCAGATTGAAATCTGCACGGTGGAGCAGACCTTCCACATGTATGGACGCCGCATGCGTCTGACCGATCTATACAACACTCTGGTTGGCGAGTACGTCCAGAAGCACAGGGCCGTCGATGACGTGCTGCTTCTCCACAAAGTCTGCCAGACGCTTGGTGTGTACGAGTCATTCGAAAGAAAGAAAAATGATTGATTGGATATTTGACAACTGGGCATTCTTCTCTCTGGTTTGGGCGATCATTGGCGTTTATGCTTACGCCGAGTTCCTGCGCGGCAGGATCGATCACCAAACGGAGATTATGGCGGCCATGTCCCAAGCAATCCGCCGCCTTGAGCAGGAGTTGCACCGCAAATGACCACTCTGCCGCAACTCCGCGTCCGCTCAGGCTACTCCTACCGCAACGCCTACGGGCGAATGCCGGAGATAGTGACCAAACTGAAGGAGCTAGGCGTCACCAGCGCTGGTCTAGTCGATCACGGCACTTGGGGTCATGTCCGCTTCGAACAGGCACTCAAGAAAGCCGAGATGCATCCGATGTTCGGGATGGAAGTCCCGATCATCAACCCGGACAACGGATTCAAGCCTGTCGCATGGGTGCTCGCCACCGATACGAAGAAGCTCTACAACTTCACCAGCCGCGTGGTTAGGAATGGCGGAGCGACACCGGAGGAACTGGCCGCAGCCCCAGGTCTCATCCGCTTCATCGGTGGCGCCCTGGACCTTCCTGAAGACGCATACGATTACATCGACGTTAACCCGTCCTCTTACCTCCACGCAGCCAAGGCCGTCCGACTAGCGCGACAGACAGGCAAGCCGATGGTTTTGACGTCATACAACGACATGCCGGACAAGAAGCACGAGCCGTTCGCCCACGCTTGGGAGGTTCGCGACTCTGTGGGCATGAGGTGGATTGCGAGCGAGGAGGAGATGTGGAGCGTCCTCCAAGAGGTAATGTCCAGAGACGAGTTCGAAGAGGCTGGGGCGAATACCCGCGCCGTCGCCGAAAGCCTCCAGGGACACATCCTAGCCAAGGCTCCGCTTATCTACTTGGACGGCGACCTAGAAGCGCTCGCCCGCGAGGGCCAAGCCTCCCGCCTAGCGCGTGGGCATATCGCCGAGTGGACTCAGGTGTACGAGGAGCGGTTCAAGCTTGAGCTAGACCAGATCAAACTCAAGAAGTTCGACAGCTACTTTCTGGTGGTGTCGGACCTCGTGCGCTACGCCAAGGAGCATATGCTGGTCGGACCTGCACGCGGCTCCTCCGCTGGCTCTTTGATCTGTTACCTCATCGGCATCACTGAAGTCGATCCGCTCCCGCACCAGCTCCTCTTCCATCGCTTCATCGATATCAGCCGCGCAGACCTTCCGGATATCGACATCGACTTCACCGACACGAAGCGCCACCTGGTGTTCGAGTACCTGCAGAACAAGTACGGCAAAGATAACGTGTCCAAGCTGGGGAACATCAACACCCTCAAGGCCGCGTCCGTGCTCGCGCAAGTCGGCAAGAAGTTCGGCATTGCAGTCTGGGAGACTTCGAACATCCGAAACTCGCTCATCGAATACTCGTCCGCTGACGAGCGTTATGGGAAGGGTCTGGAGGACACCATGACGAAGACGGAGCCTGGCAAGGACTTCCAACTCAAGTGGCCTAAAGCTGCCGCCTGCATGGGTGATATCGAGATTCATCCATCGCACTCCGGCGTCCACGCGGCTGGCATCCTTGTGTGTAACGATCCGGTGACGGACTACTGCACTGTGACGGAAGACGGCGTGGCGCAGATCGATAAGCCCGACTCTGAATACCTCAATTTGCTCAAGATTGACGCCCTGGGCCTTCGGACACTCGGAGTGATCGAGGACGCCGGTGTTATCACCGCAGAGGAGTTGTACGGGTTGAAGCTGGATGATAAGTCCGTGCTCGATATCCTCAACGAGGATAAGGTGTCCGGCATCTTCCAATTCGAAGGCGATGCGGTGCGATCCGTTACGCGCTCCGTGAACGTGGACGACTTCAGCAAGATCGACCATCTCACAGCGCTGGCGCGACCCGGCCCGCTCTCCTCCGGTATGGCCCAGCGCTACATTGCACGCGCGGCGGGAAAAGAGCCGATCACCTACGATGTGCCGCAACTTGAGAAGTATCTCAGCAACACCTATGGCGTGATTCTGTACCAAGAGCAGATCATGTCGATGGTGAAAGAGCTTGGCTCATTCGACTGGCAGAAGACCTCCACCGTGCGTAAGGCGATGTCTGGGCGCAAGGGCGAGGAATACTTCAACAAGCTCGGCCAGGACTTCGTGGCCGGTGCTGTGGCGAATGGCATCCCCGAAGCCGAAGCCAAGAAAATATGGTCAGAAATGGCGACCTTCGGAGCCTGGGGCTTCAACAAGTCGCACAGCGTCAGTTATGCAATCGTCACCTATTGGACTTGCTATCTCAAACGTTACTTCCCTCTGGAGTACGCTGCAGCTTCCCTCCGTGCCGCGAAGGACGATGAGCAGACAATCGCGATTCTCCGTGAGATCAGCCGCGAAGGGATCGAGTACACGCCTATTGATCCGGACTTCAGCGACATGAATTGGAAGGTGGCGGACGGGCGACTCATCGGAGGCATCCAGAATGCAAAGGGATATGGGCCGGTCAAGGCGCTGTCCTATGTCCAGAAGCGAGAGGCGGGCACACTCACTCAGAAGGACAAGGACCGTCTCACCAACGCTGAGATCAAGTATGCAGACCTCGCCGAAGCGCACACCAAGTGGGGTCACTACTACCGCGACCCTGCGCTTGCTGGCGTTACGTCCGGCAGGCCGATTATGAACATGGCCGATTGCGTGGATGGCGTTACCAGCTTGGTGATCGCGAAGCTGATGAGCAAGACCATCTCCGACGCCAACGAGCCGATCCGCGTGAAAAAGCGCGGCGGGAAGGTCTACAAGGGTCAAACGATCTTCCTGGACATGTTTATGGTTGATGACTCGTCAGACTCCGCACTGCGGTTCCGGATTGGTCGCGACATGTACCTGTCCCACGGCAAGGCCATCGCCGAAGGTGCGCCGAAGGGTAGCTGGTGGTTGATCAAGGTGAAGCGTCTGAGCGAATACCAGATGTTTAACGTCATCGGAATCAAGCGACTGGACGGCGATGTCGAGACTGCCTGAGCAACGCGCCTGGGATTCGTTCTCATGCGATATCGACCCAGCCAAGCTGAAGTTGTTCCGTGTCGAGAACCAGTGTGTTGACGGCATGTGTGACGTCATTGGGATCAACCGCGCCGGGGTATCCTTCTGGCTGGAGAATAAGGCGTTGGCGGACTGGCCGGCCAAGTCCAAGACATATCCGCTGCTGGGCGCGTTCGAACCGGGACAAGTCCCGTTCATGCGGCAGTGGAAGTGGTGGAATGGCCGCGCCTTCGTCCTCCTCCGCGTCAGCAAGGAATACTACCTGCTTGATCCGGACCTTGAGTTGAAGGCGATGACCGCAGACCAGCTAGTCACCACTGCAATCGCCATCGGCAAGAAACCAATTTACCATTTGCTAGAAAGCCTAGAATGAAGACGACTGGAATGGACCATCAGCTGACTTACCTTGAGGTGTCGGCTCGCAAGCGCAACTTTGCGCTGTTCGCAGAGATGGGCACCGGCAAGACGTGGATGACCATGGCGGACGCTGAGCGGCTGTTTCTGGAGGGTCTTATCGAGGCCATGGTGGTGTTCGCTCCAAAAGGGCCGCACTCCAACTGGGTGCTCCGTGAGATTCCAACGCACATGTCCGTTCCAACCATCTGCCATAGCTGGGATGGCCCTATCAAGACGAAGCGACAGAAAGCCTCGATGGAGCGGCTGTACGCAAAGCAATACGAGGGCGAGGAGCGGAAGCTACGTGTCCTCTCCGTCAACTTTGAGATGATGCTGACGGAGAGTGGCCGCGAGGTTGTGGACAAGTTCGTCACCACGTACAAGACGCTGGCCGTGTGCGACGAGTCCAAGAAGATCGGCAACCCGAAGGCCAAGCGGACCATCTACTGCATCGAAGCCGCCCGCAAGGCCACCGCCCGTCGCATCCTCTCCGGGAAGCCACTGGCGAAGGCTCCTATGGACCTCTACAGCCAATTCGACTTCCTGAAGGAGGGGTTGCTAGGGACCAAGAGCTATCGCGCCTTCGTGGCCGAATTTGCTGTGTTGCTGGACCCGCGCTCACCGAAGATGATGGGCTTGATAAAGAAGATGGGGCCGAAGGCTGCTTGGGCTCAAGTCGTCGACACCGATGAAGCTGGCAACAAGATGTACCGGAATCTGGACAAGCTCTACAACCTCACCCAGCCGCATACGTTCCGCGTGAGGAAGTCCGATGTCCTCAACTTGCCGCCGAAGGTGTACGAGGTCAGGCCATTCGAGCTGAGCGAAAAGCAGCGCAAGGTCTATGACGAGTTGCAAGCCGACTACAGCTACGTCTCCAAGAGCGCTGGGCCGCAGTCGTTCGAAGCCATCGCGGCGCGACAGAAGATGAAGCAGGTGACCTCCGGGTTCATCTACGTCCAAGGCCAGCTGGAACTGATTGCAGCGGACGAGAACCCGCGCATGGAAGCCTTCTTGGATGTCGTGGACGACTTGGAAGGGCAGTTCATCGTATGGGCCATCTACAAAGAGGAGATTCGCCAGATCATTGAGAAGCTGAACGAGCAGGGAATCACCACTGTCGAGTACCACGGAGACATCAGCGACGACGACCGTGAGAAAGCCATTGACGACTTCCAAGCAGGCAAGTACACCGCATTCGTCTGCAACAAAGCCGCGTATGCGGGCATCACGCTGACTGCGGCGCAGACATCGATCTACTACAGCTGTGACTTCGATAACGACATTCGCAGCCAGTCGGAAGACCGCAACCACCGCATCGGGACTAAGGGCGATTCCGTCCTGTACATTGACCTCATTGCCGAGAACACTATTGACGAGGACGCGGCCCAGTCGCGCCAAAGCAAGAATGCCATTGCGGATCACGTTATCGACGGGATTCCACTCGGCTGATCACCAGATACCATAGATAATAGAGCCGCGCTAACCCAGAAAGGAAAACAATGTTACCCAAGGTATACATCCCACAGCTGATCGAGCGGTGGGACCCGACGCACGAGAGAATGGCACCAGCGTATGACTTCACCGACGCGGCCACCTACGGCACGCTGACCCCCGTCCTCTCGCGCGAGGACAACCCGCTGTTCATCCCACTCGTCGTATCGAAGGCCAAGGCCGTCCTCAAGCACTACACGCCTGACGACTACTTCGTGGCAGTCGGCGACCCGTCGATCATTGCGATCTGTTCGTCGCTCATCTTTCGACAAGTGGACTGCTTGAAGATGCTCAAATGGGATAGGAAGCGAAACGGCTATATCGTTTTGGAGGTTACCCTGTGAGCACCATCGACTACTTCGAAGACGATCAACAAGACGCCGAGAAACCAGCCCCAACCATCGAACGGTTGGTGGGACTCGCCGCCGAGGCCAAAGACCTTGAAGGCCAACTCCTCGCCGATCAAGCCGCGCTCGCTGAGAAGCAAGACAAGCTCGACAAAATCCTCCGTGAACGTATCCCGGACATCATGGAGGAGTTGGGTCTAGAAGACTTCAAGATGTCTGACGGCGCGAAGATATCCGTGAAGGAAGATGTCAAGTGTTCCATCTCCGAGGAGCGGAAGCCCGAAGCCTTTGGCTGGCTACGCGCCCACGACTATGACGGGATCATTAAGACCGCTGTGGCTGTGAACTTTGGTAAGGGCGAAGCCGCAGAGGCGGAAAAGGCCCGCCAAGCCCTCATCGCCGCTGGCTACACTGACGCGGAAATAAAGGACTCCGTTCACCCATCCACGCTAAAATCGTTCGTGAAGGAACGACTAGAAGCTGGCGACAAGATTCCACTTGAAACGTTCGGCGTTTTCGAGTTCCGGATTGCAAAGATCACCCCTCCCAAAGCACCAAAGAAAGGTTAACGCCAAATGGCTACCAAAAACGCAGCAGCAAGCACCGAAGTCGCAGTGAAGCCGAACACCGGCATTGCAGTCGCGGCCGATTTCATGGACGCCAGCGACTTCGGCGGCAATCAAGGTTTCGAGAACGCGGACAAGGACTCGTATGCGATTCCGTTTATCCAGATTCTCCAGAAGATGTCGCCGATGGTTGACGAAGACGACCCCAAGCACATCGAAGGTGCGAAGGCTGGGATGCTCTACAACACCGTCACCGGGAAGTTGATTGACGGTAAGGTCGGCCTGACCTTCATTCCGTGCTTCTTCCGCCGCTCGTACATCCTCTGGGGTGGCCGCGAGGGCGAAGGCGGCTTCAAGGGTGAAATCACGCCGGAGGAATTCGACAAGATCGTGGCCAGCGGCAAGATCGAGATCGTGGACAATCGCCCGCTCGTGAAGGACGACAAGGGCGAAGTCAACCCGAAGAAGTCGGACTACTACGCGGACACCCGCTCGCATTACGTCCTCGTCATCGATGAAGAGACGAAGGAAGTGGGACAAGCGATCATCTCGCTCTCGTCCAGCCAGATCAAGTCCAGCCGCATGCTGATGACGACTCTCCAGCAGAAGAAGGTCAACGTTGGCGGCGTGAACCGGACCCCTCCGACCTTCGCGAACATCGCGCGGATGACGACCGTGGGCCTGTCCAACGAGAAAGGCTCGTGGTCCGGCGCCAAGTTTGAGTTGGAAGGTATGGTGACCGACAAGGACATCTACCAACTGGCGAAAGACTTCTACAACGCCGTCGCGGCTGGCGACGTGAAGGTTGACCGTTCGAAGGACCCATCCGCTGGCGATGCTGGCGAGGTGTCCGGCGAAGCGCAGAAGGCAGACAGCTTCTAAACCACTTACGGGGCGTGCGCGGCCATTGCCCTCCTGGCGTCTTCTTCTACCTCCTCCCTCCGCCAGGAGATTCCCGCGCACTACGCCCCTTTTTATTCCAAACCATGAAACATCCACAGTACATCGTCGCCTTTCACAAGAAGCAATTCGGTGAAGTAGGCGATGGCATCACGCCCATGGGCATTGCCGATCTGAAAGAGCGCGCTGAGCGTTCACTCTTCATCGGTCGCCGCCACGAGCTGGAGATCAACGAGGAGTTTGGTCAAGCCCTCCCGTATGTCGTCGTGATGAACGACACCGGCATCTTCACCTATCGTCGGACGGCGAAGGTTGGCGAGCAGCGGCTGGCAGGCAACTACTCCATCGGCATCGGCGGCCACATCGACGCGAATGACGTCAAGTTCAGCGACGCCAGCATCATTCATCCGCTCGCGACCATCGCCGCCGCGATCACGCGCGAGCTGAACGAGGAGCTGGTGCTCACGAAGGACGGCGTGGACCTCTCGCTGGAAGACCTGGCCCCTGCGGTCCAGCAAGGCATGTACCCGCACATGCTCGGCATCATCAACGACACCTCCAACGAAGTCGGGCGCGTTCACTACGGCATTCTGATGTCCATCCGGATTCCGGACGGCTTCACCGTGCGCTGCCGCGAGGAGGAGTTGGAGACGGTCGGACTCATCCAGAAGCCGGAGTCCACCGAGGGCTATGAGAACTGGAGCAAGCTGGTTCTGGACTTCCTGTTCAAAGATGGCGTTCATTGATAAGCCGATGAAGGCCGAGGATTACGAGGAGGCGCGATTGCGCTTCCCGTATCTGGCCAGCTTCAAGCTCGATGGCTATCGGGCGTTCAGCGCTGAGGGGAAGATTCGGACGAGCAGCGGCACTCCAGTTCTCAACGACTTCACCCGCAACGAGTTCGATGGACTGGACTTCGATTGCCTTGACGGTGAACTCATCGTCGGGCCGTGGAACGACAGAAACGCATTTCACAACACCTCCGGCCCGGTTCGCAAGAAGATCGGCGAACCGGACGTGAAGTGGTACATCTTTGATGACCGTACCGATCCACGCGCGCCGTTCCGCGAGCGGATTCAACGCGCGGCTGAACGAGTGGCCGCGATCAATCATCCGCGCTTGGTCCTCCTGACGCACCGCCCGGTCATGAACCTTGAATCAATGCTGGCCTTCGAAAGTCTGGCAGTTGACCAAGGCTTCGAAGGGGTCATGCTGCGCGACCCCAACGGCCACTACAAGTTCGGTCGGTCAACTCTGGTCGAGAACCTTCTGCTGAAGGTGAAGCGCTTTGTGTCCGAGGAGGCCACAATTGTCGCGCTTGAAGAGCAGGTGGAGAACCTTACCGAGAGTGAAGAGGACTTGCTTGGGCGCGCGAAGAAGTCGGTGTCCAAGGACGCGCAAGTGGGCACCGGGATGGTCGGCGCGTTTGTGGTGGAGACGCCGACTTACGGCAAGTTCCGCATCTCTGCTTCCGGACTCAGCCACAAGGACCGGAAGAAGGCTTGGGAGAACCCCAACGACTACATCGGGAGGCTCGCGCGCTACAAATACTTCCCGCATGGCGTGGTGGACGTGCCGCGACACGGCGTATTCGAGGCGATCCGGGGTAGCGAAGACCTCTGACCTTCCGAACACTAAAACGGCCCTCTCTAGGCAACTAGCGAGGGCCGTTAGCTTTTCGGGAACAGGCTTAAAAGAGTGTCCGTTTGGATGGTTTTTAAGCCATTCTCCCGGCTCGGCGTAGGGTAGCCTAGACCGGGCCGGGAAAGCCCGTCAGAACACGTTCTAGTTGGACGCGGCTGTATCGGCGGGCGGCGTATCCTTCGCCTGATCCGTTCCGCCAGAGCCGACTCCATCGCCTTCCGTATTCGTGTCGCCGCCAGCAGGCGGGTTCGTACCGTCCGGTTGTCCGTTCACCGGAGGGGGCGCCAGCGGCTCACCTTCTGACTCGTCCGACTCTGCCGCTGCCATCGGATCGTGACGAGTCACCACAATGATGTCGTCGTCCTGGAAGTGGAGTTCAGCGCTGTCGCCGGGGCGGATGTCGGCGTTGACTTCGCCGCCGTCCAGGTTGATGTACGAGTCGCTGCGATTGGTAACCTTGATGCTGAAGGACATGATTAAGCTCCTGTGTATTGAACAAAGCACAAAGCGTAGTATGGCGGCATGATGCTGAAGGCCGTCCCGCTACCAGTGTTGTTGGAACTGGCGGTGATGCCAGTGCCGTTGGCGTAAATGCCGATGCCGGTTCCGCTCGCAGCAATGCCGATCCCGGTCCCGTTTCCGTAGATGCTGATCCCGGTGCCGTTTGTTGACGTCCCGGTTGCACCGCCACTCGTCATGAAGAAGCCGCCAGCCGAGCCGGCAACTGCAATCGCACCGCCGTTGAACGAGTGGTTGTGCCCAGGGTCAGCGACCCCGTGTGAGTGCCCAGGGTCGCTGACGCCGTGGTTGTGCCCCGGATCGTAAACGCTGTGTGCGTGTCCGGGGTCGCCGATGTTGATAACGTGGTTGTGGGCCGGCATATTGGCTATCGCCAGAGCAACAGCCGACGCGCCGCCAGTCGTTCCGGTCGCGCCAATCGTCCCGCCAGCGCCGATGATGAATCGGTCCTTGAGGTTGGCCGTCCCGTTCGTACCATCGCAAAGCCGCCAACCCGGTCCCCACGCGGCTGTGATCGCGGCTTGCGTCGCGGTCCCGTTCCACATGCGAATCTCGCCTACCACAAACTGGTTGGCTGCGGCCCAAATCTTCCAACCAGTCCAGATGCCGTTGACCGCGCCGCGCATCCACCCGAGTCCGGCCTTGTCGCGATAGAACTGGGTGACGTAGGCGTTGGCGCCGTTCGCCCACGAGGACACCTCCAGCATACCAGCTTGGGCCTGGTTGCCGCCATTCTGAGGAGAGTTCGGAGAGCCTGTGACGATTGCATCGCTTTGGAACTGCCACGAGCCGTTGCCGGTGATCGTGTTGAAGTCCGTTGCGACTGTGATGAGGTACGTACCAGGGCCACCCGCACCGCCGCTGGGCATCGGGATGTTCTTGATCATCTCGCCGGAGCCTTGGATGTACTCCCAGTTGGGCGAGCTTCCCGGCGCGGCGACGTTCCCGGACACCAGCGAGCGGAAAGGCTTGGGGTTGCCGTCGCCGGTGTCGTACACCACTTCTGCCCACTTAGCATAGCCTCCGGGCATGGTGTTGTACCATGGCGGACGCGCGGCTGTCTGCCAGGCCTTCGTGGCCAGCGTACCGGTGTTGAACAGATAGTTCTGAATCCCGCGCTCCACGGCCTTTGCTTGTGGGTCGCCGGAAGCAAGGTTGAGCTCATAGTCAGGCGTATACCCGGTCAAGAAGCTCACAAACCCGCTTGGGTCTGTCTGTGGAACAGTGGTCTTGTCGCCGGAGTCCGCGAACGGCGTTTGGATCAGTGGTGGGATGATGAGGGGCATATTATGGGTCCTGGATCACGGTGTAAGGAACGCCAGAAAGCTGCGGCGTAATGCCGTACTGCCGGTTGTTCAGCAAGTTGATGAACTGGGCGGACAGCGGCATGTTCGCGCCGATGTGATATTGCATCGTCATATCCGCGAGCACAGAGCCATCCTCAGTCGCGTCTGTGAGATAGAAATACTTCTTGCCGGCAAAGTCCCAGTCTTCATTGTTGTTGAAGATGTACTTCAGCATCTGGTTGATCCACTGTTGGCTGCCGTTGGAGACGAGCGCCACATACCGCAACTGGCAGGCATAGCGCACATCCGAGAGCAGCGACACCGACTGGTCGCCGCCGCCTTGGAAGTTGTATCCCACGTCATTGAAGTGGGCCGGATCAAGAAGCAACCAATCGTTCTGCACGCCGTCGCCGACTCCTATGGGATTGCGATTGAATGTGATGTCTCCGCCCGACTCAGTGACGACTGCGCTCCAAGACAAGGCAGCACCCACTGGCGGCGGCGCGGAGTAGTGGACATGGCCGGTCGCTGCGTTGAGTGACGCTGTGGGATCGACCACGCCATTGGCATAGAAGGTCGGGCCGGTCGTGACGTTCAGAGGCAGCGTTGGAAGAGGGCCGATGTAGTTGCCGCGCTGAATCCCGTATGCCCAAGCATTCGTGAGCGGTTCGAAGTTGAAGATATCCAGCGGCAAGCCGAGTATGATGCACCAGACAGCGAGTCCGAAGGGGTTGGCCGTCCTGAGGTCAAATATGCCCGTCCGCCACTGCTCCCAGAACTGGGTGTTGTAGCGGTCGTACCACTGTTGCTTCTGGTTGAGGACCGATGTGATGCGCGGCGCCTTGTTCTGCTGCCAACGCAGGGCACGCGTGATCGCCGGATCATACGGAATCATGGTCATAGCAGATTCACCGCAATGTTGCCAATCTGCTGAACGCCTTGTTGGAACGGAGTTGCCACCCATTCCAACGCATAGCCGCCAGGATACACAGGCGCGGCCGATCCAACCGGGACTGCGGCCACCTTGCAGTTTTGGACGTATAGGCCAGGATACGCACGCGCAACCGCGCCGGAGACTTCGAAGGCAGACAGGGAAGCCCCGACCACCAAGCCCGCCTCGCCGCCCAGCAGGCCTTGGCAGAAGTCCAGTATCACCTTCTGAATCTCCGTGGCCCCAGGAGACGCTGATGGCGATTGCTTGACGTCCACATGGATGTAGGTGTCGTAAAGGATAGGCGTGGTGAACTTGACGTTGTATAGCTTGCCGGTGCTTGGGTCTTGGACTGAGATGCCGTTTGGCGAGTTGACCGGAACACCGTTGCCCGCGCCGCCGAAGTCCCACGCCGTTCCGCTGTTGTGCGCGGCGTAGAGCGCGGCTGCAACATCAGCAAGTACCGGATTCCCGGCCACGCAAACCCACACGGCATTGCCATTGGTGAAGGTGACACCGTTGACCGTTCCCGCCGCGCTGGTGTTGTTCTCTACGACATTGACCGAGGTGACGTTGGGGACGTTCATCGCCCGCGCAAGGATCGAGGCGCTGGAGCCGGTTCCTTGGACGGACAGTTGCTGGTTCCGTTTGTTCTTCAGTTGCGCGTCTGTTGACTGGGTAGAGCCTGGGTCAACGGTCGTCGTTCCGACAACGATGGCGCTGCCCCATCCGATCACCCCATCAATAATCGTCATTGCGCCGACAGGAACTGCAATGGCTCCATAGGCTTGCGATTGGAATGTGCCGACAGTCGTGCCGCCCGATGGGATGGTGACTTGGTTGAGAAGCACGAAGATGTCGCCATTGACCGTCTTGACGCGCGAACCTGCAGCAATGACCGTGCCGGAAGTGCCGTTGATCTGAACAGCCGTCGCGGTCGTGCTGATGTTCTCGCCGCGATCCACACCAAGCAACGCGCAGATGGCATCGAGGAACGTGCCGTATGCGAGGTTGGGATTCTGCATATTCGCCAGATCGGCGTTGTTCTTCATCACGCTGATTCGAGCTGTCGTCTCAGCCGCGATCATCGTACCCTGCGGCGTCGATGCGTCCACATTCAGCGAGGAGCCGAAGGCAAGCTGCCATTCAGCTTCCACATCGCTGAGGAGGTCGGTCGAATCTACGGCAATTGTGCCGGTGTTGATTAGGTATGAGTAGGATGCGGTCATATTGAGTCCTAGGCAACCATGCCGCCGGAAGTGCGCTGGCCAGCAACGGCAGTCTGGGTGTGACCGTGGCCATACACAACGATGCCGCCGATGGTCGTGTTGTTCGGAAGTGTGCAGACAGTTCCCGCGCCTGCAACGGCAATGAATCCGCCCTGTACCGAGGTTAGCCCGATGACGGTGAGGTTTGCGTTGAGGGCTGTGTCCTGGTCCACTGTCAACTTGCCTTGGATGTGAACGTCGTGGGTAAACGTCGCAATGGGCGTATCGACTTTGACGGAGGTCGGCGCAGTGATGTTTACCTTGCCGTTGCTGATCGAAATTCGGGTTGTGCTGTCCAGCGCTTGGATCACCATCGCACTAGCGTCTTCACCGGCAATGGTGTACTTGTAGAACACATCCGGGATAAACCACGCGTCACCAAACGTCTTCTTGCGAGTCGTCGTTGGCTTTGCGGCATCGAGCGTACTCATGAACAGGGATATGTCCCGATCAGCCGCCATGATCCACCCGAGGTCGCCGGGTTGGAGAGGAAAGTTGATGTGGAATCCGCCGCCGCCGAACGAGAACACAGGCACGTCTTCAAGCGAATGGCGCAGGCGCGTGTTGCCGTTCGTATCCACCAGCATGATCAGCGGCTGGATCACCGCTGTGTTCTTTGCGCGGTTGTATGAGACGACTCGCGCAGGCATAAGGCCGTCTGCGCTTTGCTTATTCAACTCCATCAGCTTGCGCATGCCGTTGGCGAATGAAAGCTCATCCGGCCTTGTGCCTAGAATGGGGTTGTTCTGGAGCGCCATGTCGCCGTCGAGTATATGTCGAATGTACCTGTGGACACGCCTCTCAGGAGGCCGGCAGATAGCAAGTCACGCGGTTGTAGAAGGACTCGTGACGGCTGGAAAGCTCGTAATCGATCCCGAACACCAGCCACGAATTCGTCACATTCAGACTTGGGTTCATGGAGCTGTGGAGCTTAACCAAGCCGCCCAAATGAATGCGGTGATCGAAGAGGGCTGTGAATGTCGATCCATACGAGGTCCAAGTTGGAATGCCGATGAACTCATTGACGTTCACAATGCCTTCTTCAGCAAGCGGCACGTTTATCTCACGCACCGTCAGTCGGTCGTTGTCGATGTAAGCCACCACGTGAGGATCGAACGCCGACTGGATGGCCCAGATCAGAGCCTGCACGTCATATGCAGATCGGAACATGCCTGGGATCACCTCGTCGTCATGCGTGGTCTGGCAGTCCGCTTGCGAAACACCCATCTGGTCCGCCGCCCATTGGACGTACTCTTTGAAGGTCGTGACACTGGACGATGGCGGCTGCGCGGTGTCCTTTGTCTTGTCGATCTGCCGCGATGCGCAGTGAAGGCGCACACAAACGTTCGGCGGCGGCGACACAAGCGATGTCTCAACGACTTGCCCGGTGAATACCAATGCCGTGTCGTTGTCGTAGCCGACTTCCACCTTGACGTTGACGTACACCGGATTGGTTGTGACTCCGGTCTGGGCCAACCGGACATTCCAAGCGCTGAAGTTCGTTAGCAGATACTCACGTTGGCTAACGGTAAGGTTGACTACATCGATGTCGCAGGTCGCCTGCATCGAGAGGCAGTCCTTGTGGATGGCAACGCGAAGCTCCAACGACTCGTCCAGCACCAGCTGGCCATCCTGCATGTCTAGCGTGACCTTGATTCGACGCTTCTTAATAGGCATGAGTTGACTTCCCGCTCTTGGACTTCGTCTTCTTGACTGCTTCGTGGTGCGCTTCTGCGCTGTTCAGCTTCTCAACGAACAGGATGTCGTAAATCTTGAAGGCATCCTCCAGTGAGTAATACTCCTGAAGCTCACGGAGAGTGGCCTTGCCCTCCGAGATAAGAACACCCATCACCGGACTCTCGCCCTCGATTTGCCGCACTTCATAGTCATGATCAGGCCGCAGATAGGATGGGACGCGGAAGGTCTTGCGAGTGTTGAGGAAGCCGAAGTTATAGTCATTCAACTCTTTAACCAGAGCCTTGAGCACCAGTCGCGGCTGCATGACGTCGATTGCATCTTTGACGTAGTTGTCGATGTTCTCTTTCGTCAGCCGCTGCCACTGGCCCCCCACGTAGATCGCCGTCTCATCAATCAACGCCATCAACTCGTCAGTGGCATCGCGCTTCACATTCATGTACCGGAAGCCCTCTGCCGCAGATATCTGCGAGAGGCGATAGCGCTGCCCGAACAACTTGATCTCTTTGGTTTGCCTCATGACACGTGCTTTCTGCTTGTGTCGTTGACGACTTTGTGCATCTCCTGTCCGAGGACTTGCTTCACGTGCTCTGCCACGGAGCGCGGATCAGTTGTTCCGTTGACGATGATTTGGATTGGCGGCATGCCTTCTGTCCGTTGAGCGCCGCCCACCTTTGCAGTGTCCAGGAAGCCACCGGCGTACTGCTCAAAGCCGCGCATTTGCTGCTTCATCGCAAACAGCTCCTGCTCCTTCTGATGCATCATCTGCGGCTTGCCTGCGGCTTCGTAGGCTTTGATCTCATTCTCCAGCCGGTAGATGTTGTTGATCATGCCCTTCCGCTGGGCATCAATGCCGTACTGAACATCCCCTGACGTAACACCCTTTCCGGAGGCCGTCTCGCGCATGAACTGCTCTGGGCTCATGTGGATTTGGTTTGCGATTGACGCGCCCGTCTGCCAGCGCTGCGCTTCGCTCAAGCCGAACCGTCCACGAGGAGTAGGAGCCATCCCTTGAGCCGTTGCTGCACGTCGCGCGGCTTCGCCCATCCGGTCTGCGGGCCTCTCGTAGTACTGCGAGACAATCGACGCGGCTTCACCTGCACCACGAGCGTTGGCGAGACGGTCGCCCGCGCCCTTCTCAGTGTTCCGCAGCTCCCAGTTCACGAAGGCAACCTGCTCCTGCATCGTGGAGCCGCGAATGTCCTTGCCGTACAACTCTTTGAACTTCGCCTGACGATCCGGATGCCACTGGGCGATGCCATATGCCTTGCCGCTGTCGCCGACTGCGGTGGGATCGAAGTTACTCTCATGCTTGAGATTGGCTGCGATACCGATGGCCTGTTCCTGCGTCCATCCGTGCGACATCAAGGCTTCAACTACCGGCCCGTGCCCGCCCGCTCCGCCGCCCTTACCCGCCGCGCCTCCACTAGAAAGTGTTCCGCTGGGACTTCCCGCGCCTCCCGAGGTAGCCCCCTTAGCCGCTTCTCCGGCCCACGCCGCGATGGCCTGTTGCATCGAGATGGAACCGGGCATGGCCGCGACGGCCATTGCAAATTGATTCGCCGTGAGCTGTTGCTTCTGCGCGGCTTCGTGCTGAATGTCGGCGGCTTTCCGCTGCTCGTCGGTGATTTGTTTGACTTGGTTTGCCTCTTCCTTGACCTGAGCTTCAGACTTCTGCTCTTTCGTCTTGTCCCATAGGGCTTCTTGGTCCTTCAGATCGGTTGGCAGACCTTCGCCTGCCTTGATGCGCTTCCAAACCTCTTGGAAGTAGCGACCGGCGTGCTGGGTGAAGCCCTTCGATCCTTCGTCATTCAACTTCGTGGCGAACGAGTGAGAGCTGCCTTGCAGCTTCTTCGCCGCGTCCGCGAGCGGCTTCATCAACTCGTCTGTGATGACCTTCGTGATCGTTTGAATGTCCGTTGAGAAGCCTTCGGTGGCATCGTTGAGCTTCTTTGCGGCTTCTGCGGCTTCCTGTTGGCGCTTTGCCGCCACGAGTGTTACGTTGGTGGTGTCCGTTACGGAACCGGCGAGGGCGCGCATGGCATCCGTGGCCTGCGGCGTGAGGCCAAGCAATTCACCCTCTGCTTGCGCCATCTCTTTCGTCATCGTTGACCAGCGTTTCGACAGCTGGTCCATAACTTCGCCGGAGTTCGCCACCAGGCCATTCTTGCCGGTCGGAGAGATACCCATCATGCGCAACTTGACGTTCTGCATGTTCATGCGGGTGGGGTCGGTGTATGCTTGGTTCACCACACTGCTGATGGCTTCCAGGGCCTGTCTGGACGCCGCGCGGCCAACAAACCCTCCGGACGCCCGAGACATGTTCTGACTCACCCCCTCCAGCGCGAGTGTGCCGACACCGGAGCGACGGGACAACAAGTATTGCTCGTTGTAGTCCTTCATCGCCTCCGTAGCAATCCTGATGCCCTTGCTGATGGTCATCCACGCGCCATAGATCGCCGCGCCAGCCGCGACGAATTCCTTGGCAACGGTCTTTATCTCAGTGCCGAGTCCGCCGACACTCTGCTTGGCCTTCTGACCGGTCTTGTCGAGCTTACTGTTGAGTGCGTCGAGTCGCCGCAGCGTCTCCGCTACGTCAACGTTGTACTTGAGGATGAACTCTTCGACATTATCAGCCATTTGACGTTGGCTCCTCAAGGGTCGTCAGGAAAGGACCCATGAGTTGCGTCGTCGTTGCAATGAACGTCGCGGCAAGCTCAGAGCCAGCATACTCAAACCACCGCGCTTTCTCCTCTTCAAGCTCCAGATCGACGCCGTTGAAATTGAGCACCGCCTGGAACACCGCTTCGACATTCTTCCAGCTCTCCAGAGATGCGTTGATGTGGTCAGGAGTGGCCAGAGACGCGCCATTGCACTCGGCGTGGGAGAGGACGGCCAGCGTGTACTCTCGCCGCACGTGGCGATCCGGCTGGACCTTGTAGTCTGTGCGATATCGGCGGTCAAGCTCGAATCCTTCCAGTGCCGGAAAGACATTGAGTGTGACGATACGGTCACCAGCGCTGGTGGTCACCGAAATTTGGTTTGTGGCGAGGTCGGTCATCTCTTAACGAATTCGTTGATCTTGATTGAGACTTCGGCAACGAACGAGGTGGCCATGGCCGATCCGGCATCCACCCAGTAGTTTGCGCGACGGCAGTGTTCTGCGGGTTTGATCCCGTTCTGCCGCAAGACTTCTTCGAAGACGTCACGAACGTTCTCCCAAGAGCCAAGGTGATTGTTGATGAGTGCGTCCGTTGTCAGAGGCAATTTGCCGCCATCAGCGGTGAGGATTGTCGCGTACTTGAGCACTTCCATTGTGTACTCTTTCCGCAGCTTGGCGTCTTTGCTTGCGGCAAACCTGACGAAGCGCTCTTGAATGTCCCACCCGTCCATTGCACCGAACTGTTCTATTGCGACTCGGCGGACGGTGCCGTTTGGCGTGCACAGCTCGATATTCATGGCGCCTAGTCTACCGTTGCCTGGGTGTTCGAGGACACAACTTTCAAGGGTACTTCGCCAACGCCTCTGCGATACCGTCTGCCGGTTCGCCGCCGAGGAACACGTGGCGCTCTGCCCACCTGCGGCGTTGCAGCCCCTTCATCACCTTCCCGCCGCCCTTGTTCCACACGAGGAACTGTTCAGCCGCGCCTGCACGGTCGCCTGCGTTCAGCTTGCGGAGGAGCGTGCTGGAGTTGAAGTTAGGAATGCCGATGTTGAACGCAAGGTCCACCAGCATGTCGTACTCTTTCTGATTGAGAGGGGTGCGAACAACCTTGGAGACTCCGGGGCCAAACTCTTTATCGATGCGGTGGGCATACTCGAACAGGGCTTTGTCGTCGTCCCAGTAGGTATCCTTTGTGATCTGGTTGCCTTCTGAATCGACGCCCGTGCATCCGATGCCGCAAGTCCAAGGATCGCCGCCAGTAGCAGGATCGGGATAAGCCTTGTTCTTGAGGTTCTCATAGTAGTGCCCGATGGCCTTGAGGTATGGTCCTGTGTTCACTGCTTGTCCTTGTCCAGCGACTGCGGTTGCGTAACGCCCAGAGCCTCCTCTGCGACGCGGACGCCATTGGACACTGGGCCTTCACGTTTCGATAGGTCGGCAGTCGGAAGGTTCAACGCGCGGCGGAGTCTGCGGATTGCGAGAACGAGCGTGATGAGAATCGACTGGACCATGGCATTCTCCTTTACAACTCCGCGCTGGCGTAGATGTGAAAGTCATATGGGTTGCCCGCCGTGAAGCCGCCTGAACTCGTCAAGCTGTAGGCACCGGCCAGTGCAGAAGGGTTGACTCCTGTGATCCCGGCGGCTGCACCGGAAGCAGAATTGCGCGCCTGGTTTGCCGTTCCGTTACTTGGGTTGAATATGCTCACACTCGGCGCCACCCTCATCGGAACTGGCAGACGGTTGAACATTACGATGTTGTTGGCGTCCATGGCGATTCCGCGCATGGCATTGACGATGTCATTGGCTCCGACGAAAGAGCCTACAGGATAGCTGCTGAAGAAGTACCGCTGGCAGCGAGCCAGAGACTCCGAGAATGGGATGATCTCGAAGCCTGGGTTAAGGTTTTCCCCTGCCTCCAACTGGATCGCGCCGATGGCGTATGAGACGCCGGCACCCACCGCGCCGCCGGACGAGAAGTCAACCTGTAGCCCATTCGACGCGCTCGCGGCAAGTGTCGCGGTGACGCGGAAATAATTCCAGGCATTCGGCACGATCAGCGGCAAGGCCGGGCCAGCGACGACGTTCATCGAGGCGAAGTTGTCCTGTGCCGTAGGTGTGTTCAGCGTCAGGACGGGTTGCAGCGCCTGCGTGGCGTAGAGATATCCGGAAAGCGTGACTTTCTGCCCAGCAAGGTCTTGGATATTGCGCGACTCGATACGTTGGCCGATGCTGACGTTTGTGTTCCCTGCCGCGCCGTTTGCGACGAGGCTTTGTGCAGCTGCGCCGACCGCGCCGCCATTGTTGTTTGCCGTTACTGCCGCGCCATTCGCCGCCACGTACCAACGGTCAACGACATACGAATACGAGTCGACGACAGTGGCGCCACCGCCGCGCTGGTTGACGCGGTGGTCCCCGTTGATAATGCGATTCCGGAAAGGAACTGCACGCGCAGAGAACAACTGCGACAACGTGGCGAGGTCTTGGGCTTGGCTCATGATTAAGCGGCAGGCGGCGGGGTGATATCGTTCACAGGCGCTGTGTTGCCTTCTGCAACCCAAGCGAGATAGGCGACATAGTCCATGTTGCCTTCGTCAAAAGGAATGAACTTGGTAGGCTGATCGTCCTCTTCCAGGATGATGACTTCACCCATGAGATGTTTCTGGATGGTGTACTTCTTGGTCATGATAGCTCCGCGTTGAAAGATAGGCTTGTGCCCGTGACGAATCCGACACCGGCAGTCGTGACGAGAGCATACACACGGTATCCTGTCGGAGTGGCGGTGTCCACGACATAGCCGCTGGTGTTGTTGTAGGAGACGCTTCCAACGACTGCAGCAGTTGGCGATGCGCGCATGATCGTCATGAAGTTCATGTAGCCTGTGATCGTTCCGCCAGATGGGGCATACGCACCCAACTCGCCGCGAGCCGTTTGATAGTATCTCTGGCACAGCGCGTACTCCACGCTCTGCGGCCTGCGTTCGAACGGTGTGCAAACAGCACCCATCTCCAGCTGAGCGTCAGTCAGCATGACCCAGTTGTTTGCATTGGCCGCCCAGTTGACGTTGCCAGGCGCAGAGTACGCGCCGCTGCCAGGAACCCAACTGTTCACTTGTGGCGCAGAGGCTTGAAAGTTTCCTGTATTGATCGCGCCGATCGATAGCCTGATGCCGTTGCCGCTGTCATTTGCGAGGGCGAAGCTGCCAGGCATTTGAGGAATGATCAACTTTACAACCTGCGGCGTTTGTGCAGTCGCATAGTTGAACGTCGTGACGTACACGCCTTGAGTTACGTTGCCGTTACCCATGACCATCACCGCAACGCTGTACTGACCGGCCACGAAAGCGTTGAAGATGAATGAGATTGCAATCGGAGAGGAGTTCAGATCAAAGCAATTGACGCCCTCGATGATCTGGCACAACGGCACGATCATATTGTTGCCGGTCAGATCGCTCGGAGGCGTGGTCACGGTGTACTTCGTCCACCAGCGATTCGAGACGCCAAACACGCCGCCAGAAGCTGCGGCCATGCTGGCCACCGTCGATGGCGCGCTGGTGTATGAGGACCACCGATCACACTGCCCATAGGCCCAGCCAGTAGTGGCAACAGCGGCGAGCGGCGAGCGCTGTGGAATGCGCATGTCGCCGTTGATGATGCGATTGCGAAACGACAGCGCGCCAAGCGCGAACACTTGGGTTAGATCGACTGCGGCTGATTGTGCTTGGGTCATGGTACTTCTGCCACTGCAATGGCTTGTGCGTAAGCAGGATTGCCGCTGCCAGGCGTGTAGACGTTGCCGTTGTTGATGAGGATCATCGATGCCGAATCACTGATGTTGATTGCTACGGCCCCGATGTCGCCTGTTCCGACGAGTTGCATCACACCAGCTGCGCCTGTGGATGGGCTATAGACGGTGACGCTTGGCGTAGCGCGCATCGACACTGGGAACTTCCAATTCACACCCCAGTATGATGCCGCGCCTGTGGACATGCCGAGAATCCCGACCTGGCCAACACTGTTCACGCTTCCTGGGAGAAGCCCCACGCCATACGTCTTTGCGAAGTAGCGCTGGCACAAGGAAAGCTCCAACCCATATGGCCTGTTCTCGAATGGCGTTGCGACAGTGCCCGGCTCAACCTGAAGCTCGGCCACGGCAATCGTCGCGCCGCTCGTGAGGCCCCAGGTAACGATGTTGTTGGCTGTGAGGTACAAGCCGTTCACCCACTGACCGAGCTGAGCCGGTGGCATCACGAGCGTTGCACCATTCTGCGCGCCGATCCAGATCACCAAGCCGCGACTGTTACTGTTTGGAATTCCAGCGTTAGACGGAATCGGCGGAACAATCACCGTCACCTTCTGAGGAACGCCAGCGACGGCGTTGAACGTGGTGACGTAAGAATTTGCGTCCGTTCCGTCTCTCAGGTTGATCGAGTAGTTGCCTGAGATACTTGCCTGGAAGATGAACGAAACGGCCAGCGGCTTGCCGATCAGATCGTAGGCGTTGAAGCCCTCAATCCACTGCGTTATGCCGGACCAGTACTTGCTTGCAGACAAGTCGGCGACCGGCGTGGTCACCGTCTGAACGACTGCCTGCTTGACGACTCCGCCAAACGTGATCGTGCCTTGAGACTGGTTGAACGCGCCGCCAGCACCGCTGACCTGCATCCAGTATCGATCAGGACCGCCGAATGGATTCGCAGAACTAAGTGTGCCGCGCTGATTGATCGTGCAAGCCCCGTTGATTATCCTGTTGCGGAAGCCAGCTAGTTGGCCACCTACTGGCTGAACGGAGACGCCTGGTGCATAGGATGCCACCCGGAACTGCATGCCAGCGTTCATCCCCTTCGTGAGGACGATCTGCGTGCCGCTGGTGTCGTCGTAATCGGCCCCAGCCGTGAGTGCGATTCCGTTGACGAAAACATCCGTCATCCCTGCGCCGCCCATGAAGCCGCCAGGGATTGGAATGATCGTTTGGCCGGCAGTCGCTGCGCCGTCCGTGATCAGTCGCGGCGTGTTCTGCACGATACCACTGAAGCGCGGCATCAGGACGACTCGATACGCCGTCCCAGCGGCCATACCGGAATTGAGGAGAATCTGCCCGCCGTCGCTATCGACGTAATCAGAGCTGAGAAGGTTTGCGCCGCCAACGAACACATCGCAGCTTCCTGGGGTGAAGCCGCCAGGAATGACGATGGAGCGTTGACCGGCGACAGCTGCGCCCTCCCAGACTTGCCGGGTGCCGAGTGCTTTGGGGTTGCCTGCGATATAGGACATTACAACTCCGCAAGAAAGCCTATTGAGGCACCATACCCATAACCATATCCTGCCGATCCGATAGTTATTGACGTCCTGAATTTGCTGTTGCTGGCCGAATTGAGTGAGTATCCAGAGGCGTTGAAGTAGGTTGCTGCATTCAACAGGACTCCTGATGGCGTAGCTCTCATCGGAACCGGCAGGGTTGCGTCAGCGTACACAATGCCGCCAGCACCTTGATATCCGCCGCACAGGAAGTCGCTTATCACTTGATAGTAGCGTTGGCACAACAGAACCTCTAGGCCTTGTTGGCGACGTTCGAATGGCGTGCAGATGACGCCAGCCTCAAGCTGAAGATCGGTCAACCCGATCCAGTTGTTCACCACCGTTGACCAATTCATCACACCAGGCGGCTGGAGGTAATTGCCAGCAATCCAAGCACCAGACGATGGAGCGACGAATGTGTTTCCGCTGACCGCTCCGATTGTGAGGATCAGCCCACTGGCGTTGTTCATCGGCACGACTGCGTTTGCAGGTATCGCCGGAACCAAAACGGACACGAGTTGCATCGTTCCGCCGCCGTTGTAGTTGAACGTGAACGGGAATGTGAGGGTTCCTGTGCCGTCTCTCAGAACTCCACCATACGTCCCGTTTGGAATGGCACCAAACCAGAACGAGATAGCAACCGGCTGGCCGATGAGGTCGAATGCGTTATAGCCTTCGATCACCTGTTGAATGCCGCCCCAGTACTGCCCTGCTGAGAATGCGCCAGCGGCGACAGACACAAACTGCTGGACGCCAGTTCTCGTCTTTGTGCCGACAGTGAACGTCGAAGTCTGCTGTTGGACGAAGGTGCCTGAAGCCTGATTCGCACAGCCAAAGCGATCCGGCCCACCGAACCCTGAGATGCCAGCAGCGAACGAGGCGTTGTTGCCGCGCTGTGCGATTCTGCAATCGCCATTGATGATGCGATTCTTCATCCCGACGAACAACGACTGAACGTCAGGTGTCAGATTCGGCCACGCAACAGACGCGGCCTGCAACACACCGGCAGGAACCGAGTTGGGCGGCAGGTTGCCCTGAATCTGGTCAGGACCCATGTAGCTCATGTCTGCTCCAGGTAGGAGACGACAACGTCCATCGTGCCAGTGTCGGTGATGCACTGGAGAATATCATTCGGCATCAACACAATCTTCCCGTTCTCGCCGACAGGGCACATCGTGTTCGCGTTCGGGATGGGGCCACCGGCGATGATGTTCGCGACGGTCGCGCCGCGCTTCACTTGGGCCGTTCCCTTGATCGGGTTTGCCGATACGTTCGCCATCATCAGACCGATGATGGTGATGGTGGTTGCGGCACCCGCCGTTAGACAGACCGTTGGCGCGCCACTTCCGACGCCCGGGATGAAAGCTGATTTGAGGACTGAGGCCATTGGTTATCCCAGTGCGATTGCGTAAGTGATTGCGGTTGCATCTGCGTACTGCCGAGTAGCCGCGCCGAGTGCGGCAGTAGGGTCGCCGGACAGGACGAGGGGGCCGGTCATGGTATCGCCAGCCTTCTGCACCGCTGCGGATGCGACGGAGCCTGCGACCAAATCGACATATCCCTTGTTCGCGGCTTCGTTCACTCCACCCGGAGCGCCGGGAAGGTTGACTGCCGCGTGGAACGTCGCAACTCCGGTCACATCAATCGTTCCGCCGACGCCGATGTTTCCGCCAGCATTGATGTCGCCGCCGATACCCGCCCCACCAGAAACCACGAGAGCGCCGTTTGCTGGTGTCGTAGACGCAGTTGCGTTGGTGGTTGTGATAACCCCACCAGACTTGACCGCGCCGCCCACGTTGAGCGCTCCTCCGACACCGACGCCGCCCGTAACGACGACCGCGCCTGTCCCCGGAGTAGTCGAGGCCGTGGAATCGGCGAATCCGGCTGGACCGGATGTGTTCAGCTGGCCAGCGACGGAGAGGTTGGACCCTAGGTATACGTCGCCGGAAATTCCAGCCCCGCCAAGGATAACCAAGGCACCCGTAGTCTTGGACGTAGAGGGGGTGTTGTTCTGACTGACGATCAGACCGGCGGTGTGAGTATCCCCTTGGATGCCGACTCCGCCAACAACCGTCAAAGCGCCGGTGGTCGGCGTGGTAGAGGGATAAGCGCCGACAATCGATATCTTGTCGATGTTCTGAATTACACCGCCGTCGATGCTCGTGTTGGTGCCGTCCGCCTTGCTGTCGAAAGAGGCATTGAGGTTTGCGGCGGTGAGAATCTCGCCGGGGACGTACACATGCACGCTCATGCGATTTGCCCCTGGGTTGGGTGGTCAAGAGCAACCGGCCCGCCGTGCATGTTGATAAGAGGTCCAAAGACCACTTCAACTGGGCGAGAAAGAGCGGCAGTAACCGACTTCATGAGCGATCCTAGTGCGCTAACGTTTCTGAGGTCTTGGAACCCGATTCCGTACACCGAGGCGTCTGCCGGCTGTTCGGGATTATAGCCCTCGCCTGCTGGCGGTTGGGCCTGTTCGAACATCATCGACACACGCGCGGCAGAAGTCATCTCACCGCTTTGCTGGATTCCTACGTCAGTCAGAAGCAGGTTGCGCGTAATAATTGACTTGGTGTTGACCGAGAGCGTTGTGGTGTCGCCATTCAACAGTGAAATGATGCTCTCGATGACCGAGAGGTCGCTGATGACCGCTTGGACCTTCAGCCGCACCGGCTGGATGATCTTTGTTGCACGCAGATCGGCCTCTTGAATCTGGACCGTTGTGTTCGAATCCTTCGGGCCGTCAACCGCAATCGGCATCTCCGTCACTGCGGCAGAAGGATCGATCTCAGCGCTGACCACGGCCAAGCCGCGCCAAATCTCGGCATTCGTCACCTCGTTGGTGGCGATAAACTGAGGGCGGCTGAAGTTGGCCGTGAGGATCGTATTGGACATTTACTGCAATGGCGGCAAAGAGGTTCCGATCACCCGTGAGAACGCATTGTCCACCGGAGTCGTCACAGCGGCCACCGACTGAATTCCGCGCGAGAACATCGAGGAGTCTGCCGGCTGCTCAACAACCACTCCGCTTGCGACTCCGCCTTGGCGCAGCAGCTGCTTGAGCGTGATGCGAATCGGGCTGGCAGACAGCATATCCGGAGTCTGCCGCAACTCGAAGTGCTCGTTGGACACATCGCGAAGTTGGATGCCCTTGGACGTGACCGTGTAGGTGCTCGTCCGGTCCATCAGCGCGGTGTTGATCTTGTTGATGGAGTCTAGTGTCGGGCAGATCGCGTCGATCTCAACGAGGGCCGGATCAACGACTTTCGAGTCAACGATGCTGGTGCCGTCTTCGCGCATATGCCGCATGGGGCGAGCGCGATAGTGGAAGTTGACGGCGATCACCTTCAGATTCTCAGCTGCGTCCTGTCCGGTCTTGTCGCTCTTGAGAGAGAAAGACTGCTTAGAGAGAACGCTTGAGAGAATGCTATCTGCCATTACAGCAACAGGCTCAGGCCCGTCTCCACCACATTCGCAGCAAACTGCTTGAAGCTCTGGAATCCGTCAAACGAACCGAATGCAAAGTGGTAGCGGTTGGACTTCTTGCGGCCGTTCGAAGTGAGGCTGTCCGCAATTGAGCCGCCAAGGATCGTTCCCTCAGACAACACCACGCGGCCACCGTCAGCGTAGCCGATGACCATCGTGACCGTATCCAGAAGCGCGAGTTGCGTGTTGTTGCTTTTGCGCTTCTGAAGAATGATCTTCAGGTTGATGTCGTCTGATGTGTTCGGGATGACGCCGACCGACAGCAGAATTGGAGAGGTCTTATCGAACGCAAAGATGTTTCCATCATAGAGGCGTTCGTAACCGGCCACTTCGGTGTCCTCGATATCGAGCGCTTCTTGATCGTCCGCGAACGAGCGCAGTTGGAACCCAACCGGGAAGCTATTGAGCGAGAAAATGGTTATCCCACTTCCCGCAGTGCTGATATCGATCATCGCGACTTAGCCCAATACGATGGCGTTCTGGACCACAGGCGGCGGCGGTTCGCCAGCAGCGACCGGTTCAGCCGCGAGCGTCTGTGTGGCGAACTGAACGACTGCAGCGGGCAGTTGCCCTCGCGGCGGCGCAGGAGGAGTCGTGGTAACGACCGTGGACGGAGGCGGCGGAGACTTCTTTGCCGTGAACAGAACGGTTCCGGGTCCGATTTGGGTAGCGTGCAGCGGCATGATTAGGCACTCACTGAGTTGTTGACATTGACTGGTCCGTAGATCGTATTGATCTGCGCGACGTATGTGAAAACATCTCCGGTGACGTTGATCGTCAGCGACCGGATGCTGATGACGTCGGGACACTCAAGAAGGTTCTTGATGATGGACTGTCGCGCGTCATCGAAGTTGGGTTGCGGCGCAAAGATGGTGCCGAAGTAGTCAACGCCATCCGTTGTGTCGTAGGCGTTCTCACCCAGCCGCATGAGCGACTTTTCGAGGAGGTTCTGGGCGCACGCATCCGAGCCGCTGATGAACGAGATGTTGCGACCGTCTTCCAGCGCAATGTCGTTGTTCTCGTCAGCTTGGATCGTCAACGTGGCCATTAATGCCAATTCCTCATTGCGGCTTCGAATTGCGACATCTCGCCGGGGCTCAGGTAGTACAGATTGCAGGATGCTCCAAAGTTTGTCCAGTCGGCATCCTCGTCAAAGAGGAAGTTGCCGAGGCTCGGGGCCGTCATGTACCCGTACTGCAAGAGCTTGGTCCCGGCGAAGCATCGAACGCCATTGAACACTGCCGTCCCGTTGATAGAGATATCAGCGCAAACAAATTTCGCGGCCTGATATACATGCACGGTCCAAAGGACGTTGTCGGCATTAAACGACAACGTCTGATTCGGAACCTGTACCAGCGGGATAAGCAGCATCAACCAGCCACGACTGCGGAGGAGGTTTGTCGCGAGACTTGCTCAAAGCGGAACATGTAACGCTTCGACTTCATCCGGCCAGCGGACGTACCCGAGGGAACAACCGGGCCGCTGACCAGCTTGCCGCTGGACAACGTAACGGTGGTGCCGTTGGGATAGCGCCACACGATGCCGATGATGTCGCGCGCCGAGGACTTCCCCTTGGCCACGCGGTTTGCGTCCACGAGGGCTTGCAGGTTCAAGTCGTCCTGCGATTGCGGGATGACGTTGACCGCGCAGTCCACCATCATCGGGCGACTCCAGGTCAGGCCGTCGCCGTTCGGACCCATGGCCGTGTCGGCGACTTCCAGATCAGAGCTGTCGAGAGGGTCGCCGTCATCGGCAAACGCCGTCACCACAAACCCGTTGGGGAAGGTGTTGGACGCGACGATATTTGCCGTCAGGCCAAATACGCTGATTTCTTCCATTTTGCTTCTCTCTTTCCTGTGCTTAGATCATCACATCCGAGCCAATGACGGCGCGGATCGCGTCAGACTTCGAGTAGATGAACTGATACTTGGCCACCCACTCCGTCAGGCCGTTATCCGGGTTTGTGCGGCTGGAGAACGAGATGTTCAACCAGTAGCCCAGAGTCTGGACTTGCCGCCATGCTTGGGGGTCGCCCGAGATTTGGCTGATGTACTGCTGCTGCACCGCGTCGATTGTCTTGCCGGCGGAGATGACTCCGTTCAGCTTCGCTTGCGTGATGACCGGGTTCATGACGCCGAGCAGCATTGCTTCGCCGACCGGATCGGCAGGCACTTCAGGCACGTTCAGGAACAGACGGAAGAAGGCCGTGGTGAAGGCCGACTTCAGCCACATCTCGTTCGCGAACGTGTTCATGTCCACAGCGGCTTGGGAACCGCCGCAGAGCACTCCGCGTTGGTAGAACGCGATTTGCTGGCCAGCGGACTGCGTGACGCCGATGTAGTTGCCGCGCGATGCGTCCACGGTGTCTGCCGTGTTGTCGTCGCTCACGGTGGTGTTCCGCTTCGGGAACTGATAGAACATGTAGTTCTGCGAAGCGTTCGGCGCATCGTAGTCCGTGGCCGCGAGGATTTCGCAAGGCGACTGCTCGATGAAGTCGTTGGCCTGCGTGGCGGACAGGATGTTGATGCCCACGCCGCTGTAGCCCTTGATGAGCGCATAGAGCGTCTGCAGATTCGCCAGCGGAGTCGCGAGCGAATACATGAACAAGTTGTTCTGCAGGTCGGTCCACGCGGCAATATCAACGATCTGGCTGTTGGTCAGCGGCGTGGACGGCGTTGCGTAGACAAACGAGCCGAAGTTGTTGCTGATGTCCGTGGACTTGCCCACAGCATCTGCCGGCGTATCAGCGCCTTGGCCCGGTACGTTGACCGTGCCGCCCGTGGTCCAGCCAAGCTCGTCGGACACATCCGTAGGCAGGCCGGAGACGACCGCGTGGAGGGTGCCCGCCCCCGGCGTGGAGCCGGTCAGGACAAACTGGTTGGTGTTCGTGTTGAACGTCACCGTAGCTGTGGCCAGCTGGGCGTTCCCGGACGCTTGCGCAGCGGTTTGGACGACAGCCGCGACGGCTGCGAGGTCAACGGCACCGCTGAAGTCCAGAGGTCCGAGGTCCACAGTCGTAGAGCCGCTGAGGAGGCGCAGAGTGCCAGCCGTGATAGGCGTGAAGGTGGACAACTGCTTTTCGATGGAGTCGCCAACGATCATCGGCGCAATCGCTGCGCTCACCCAGCGCGAGAACGAGATGCGCGGTGGCGAGGTGATCGACTTGCTGATGAACGAGAAGTATGCGACCGCGCGCTTGTACTCCTCCGAAGAGGTGCCGAAGTACGCGCCGACTGCTTCTGCATTGGCGAATTCCGCAACCAGACCGGGCGGCAGGGTTGCGTTCTGGGTGATGACGCGCATGATCAGTTGCCGCTGCGCGACGACTGCCCCGGCACCAACACCAGAAATGATCTTGATATAACGACTTTGGCTGATCACTTGGATACTCCTGGTTTACTTTGGTTCGGAAACTTTCGATGAGACGCTCTGCCACATCTGGGCGGTGTCGATCAGAGGCTTGTCGAAACCCTTTTTCTTGATGGTTGACGGCGCGTTACGCACCCAGCCACCATTCTTGATGCTGTTCACAATCTCACCTTCCATAAACATGCCGAGCTGTGCGAGGGCTTGCTTGATGTCGATCTTGCCGTCCACAATCTTCCTGGCGAGCTTACGGGTGACGTCAGGCCCCTTCTTTTTGACGCTCTGCGCAGCCAGACGCATGAACGGGCGGGCCGGAATGATCACCTTCGTCTTGCCGCGCTGGATCGAGGCTCCGTACTCGTTGATCTTCGCAATGGTGGCAATTGGAACACCAACCATCTGCTGCGGCACGCCTTTCGCGGCTTGATAGCGTGCGGTTTCGAACCAACCAGCAGATACGCTGTAGCCTTTCATGGCCTTTAGCTTCTTGACCTGCTCTTTGATGATCTCCGAGTGGCCCCATGGTTTTGCCGCCATATTAGACCCCTTCCGATATGCCGTAGACGTCACCAACGACAATGTCCGACCCTGGAACAGAAAAGTCCATGATGCGGAGGTGTTGAAGCACAACGTCAAAATTCGGGTTCGCTTCAATCAACATCCGGTCATCGGTGAACTTCGGATTGCGGATGTCGGTGATGCGGAGAATCGGAGCGCCCGCGCGGCTGAATGCATAGATCGTTTGCCGCGCGTTGAGGTATTGCTTCAGATAGTGACACACATCCGATGGCGTCGGAATCGACAAGTCAACAGGGTCTTGGATGACCATTGCGGACACTTGGAACGTCGATTCCACCCACTGCTTTTCTGCCTGTTGGAAGTCCGGCAAAGCCATCCCAGGAGGTGCAACGGAATTGAGCGTATAGCCAGACGACATCGGCCAGCCATACTCATGATCAAACAGCTTCTCAAAGAAGACGAATGGCGCGCTGGGCATGCCCTGTTGCGTCGGTTGTTGGCTCTGGATGACGGTGTAGCTCCACCCGGCCATGGCAAGCGCGGCCTCAAGCTGAGACGAAAAGAGGGCGATCAGGTCGTTGTCCTTCATGGCGCAGCAACCACAGGGCCGATCCTGACCGCCATACAAGTCGCCCACCCGTCTTGCTCAAACCAATTCTGTCCGTTTGCCATCTTGTAGCGGTCGCCGTTGTACTCGAATTGATCGCCGCTGGAGTCGCGCTGGAGGTCGATCAAGTTGAGAGGCGCAAAGATGTTTACTGCGAGGACATTGAAGTCCAGGCCCATCGCGACGTATGTGCTGCGATTGATGGCCTGGATGGAGCAGCTGATGTCCTTACCAGCGTCATAGGTCGCAACCCACTGCTTTGCCGCGTTGAGAGTCCGCCCAGTCGTGACGAAGTATTTGACCTTCTGCCACGAGATGAGGCGATGCGCGAGATTCAGCAGGTTTGCGCCTGGAATGAGCATCAGTAGAACACTCCACCGACCTTACGGAAAGCCGAACGCTCCGGCAGACCGCCAACGTAGAAGCCGCCCACGCCCTTCATCTTCAGAAGTGCAAGCAACTGTTGTCCATATGGGGTCTGACCCAGCCAGTACTCCCACATATCTTTCACCGGCGGCGCCATCACGCCAACGGACACTGCACCGACCGAGGCGTTGGTAACGATGCCGCTGCCAGTTGCCGCGCCGCCTGCATCTGCGGCATTCGGGTTCATTAGCGTCGCGATTTGCGCACACATCAAGTCCAGCGCCATCTGCAAGGACGCGCCAGAAAGGATGCGACACGGGCAGTCATTCACGCTGATGAACTCCGTACCCATGTCCCAGTACCCGGACAACAACGGCTCCGGCCACTTCGTCGCATCGGCGAAGGCCGGAAAGAGCAGCCTGAAGTTTGCGTCGTTGTAAGCAGGCATTCTTAGTAGCCTTCAACGCTGATTTCTTTGTCGGGGGTCTTGACCTTGATGCGCTGTGCGAGCGTATCCTTGGTCAACTGTGCGCCGGGGTCTTGCCCTTCCATCGCGGCGGCGATCTTGGCGACCTTCTTGTGGTTGCCGTGAACATCCTCGTTCACAACCTCCAGATATCCGCCTGCCATATGCTTTTGGAACAGCCAGTGGTCCTTGACGCGGTCATACTCTTCATCGGTGAGCACGGTGATCACGCCGCGCGGCGTCCACAGCACATTGCCGTTCAGATCGTTTGCCTGTTCACCGAATCCGCCCTTTTGGCTGGGGCGGTTTGCGCCGCCGCGAATCACCACGGTGTCCGTGGGGATCGGCAACAGCGCCTGATTCTGCGTGGCGTTGCGGTCGCCGACAAACCGATAGTTGCGATACGACACCGAATTGGTCATCGTTGAGAGAACATACTTGGTCATGGTTCAGTCCTTGTGGTTTACGTGGCGTTGGCCCCTGAAGCCTTCGCCCTCGATACATGCGGATATTCGCGCGTACAAGAGGAATGTTACCCTATGTCCAAGTGTCTCCCTGTGAAAACGGGAGGCGCACCTGGCCTCCCGTCCACACTCTAGAGCGGCCGAAGCTCAGATGCCCGTGACGCGGACAACTGCCCAAGGACGCTTGCAAAGTGCGCCTGCAGACGCATTCGAGTAGTCCTCGACATACGACTTGGCGCGCTTCTCAACACCCAGGGTGGTGAACTTCGTCTGGATCAGCTGGGCGAAGGTTTCGCCGCCGTCCGTGCTGCCGTCCACGGCACTGTCGATCTCCTCTGCAAAGAGGTAGGCAACGTGCGCGCCAGCGTTGGCGTTGATGAGTTCCGGAGCAGACACCACGCGCACCTTCGGGTAGGTTTGCGTGAGCCAGTCGCGGACGCTCACACCATAGTCGGTCGTTACCGACAGGTAGTCCACGCGGTCGGTCGGCAGCGCCAGGGTCATCTCGACCTTTTCGGGGTCGATCTGGTCTTGCGACTGCGTGCGCAGCTGAACGATCATCATCCGGAGGTCGCCGGTGATGCCTTGGAACGTACCAGCAGCCGAGTTCCAGCCGCCCGCCACCGAGCTGGCGATGTACGCCGGCAGGTTGGGGTCGTTCAGGAAACCGTAGGTCTGGTTGTTGCCAGCGTTCCAGCCATAGAAGCCGATGGCGTTGCGGAAGATTTCGAGGCCGACAGCCGCGCCTTGGCGCTTCGTTTCGGCACTCGACAGGCGCATCGCTGCGCTGCGACCTTCTTCCAGCAGGCCGACTTGCATGCCCAGCTCACCGCGAACGATGGTCCGCTTGATGAAGTTGGTGTTCCAGTTGGCGAGCGGGATGTTGGTCATGTCCCCATACTCGGTGGCCGTCGCGGCAGGTTCCACGATGCCCTGGACGATTTCCTCGTCTTCCCAGCCGCCCACGGTCTTCACGCCAATGATGTCGTCGATCTTGCGAGCGGACGTCATCACCTTGATGAAGCCAGGGAGCCACTGCTGGAGGAACTGCACCGGCGTGGGGATGGAGCCGGTCGTGACCGGAGCCACGAACGCAACCGCGTCCATCGCGCGACCGCTGTTGTCTCCGTTGGTGGCGCCGAGCAGTCGGATTTGGTCGGCAACGATCGAGTGATCGAAGACGATACCGAACTTGCTGGCGAGTTCGTTCACCGCTGCGGCGGTGATGTCCTTCGCGTCCATCGCCAGAGGACCGCGTGCGATTTTGCGGCCACTGAGGCTGGAGCGGGTGCGAGAAAGTTGCAGCATGATCTAACCGCTCCTCTTATTCGGTGAGTTGAATGACGGTCAGCGCGAACACAGCCGCACCAGCCGCAGATGCAGGGACCGACAGCGGACGCATGATGCGCGCGTTCGGGATGAGCGTGTAGCCTGCCGGAGCAGCAGCGCCTGCCGCCACGCCGATCAGACCGCCCAGCGGCACGCCGTTCGCATCGCCTGCAGCCGAGCAGTAGGCGACCTGATCGCCGAAAGCCGAAGCCTTCGCAGCGGTCGTGTCGTTGAAGAGTTCGACCATCAGGCCGGTGGCCATGTCGAAGAATTCGCCCACGGTGCCGATGGCCAGGTCCATCGTCGGAGCGAGCGAGTTGCCTGCCGAGCCTTGGAGGGCGTAGCTGGTGGGCTGGCCGAGGATGCCGAAGAAGGGGCCGGTGCCGACTGCGACGGTTGCGACGTAGCCCACCCCCACCGGAGCCTGACCGGCAGCGCCGGACGGAATCTCACCACTCCAGCCGAATGCACGGCTCATGTGGTTGGTGGAGTGGTTCGCATCCGCACCGATGGTAGCGGAGCTGATGCGCGCAGGCTTGGCGCGGCGCGGGCCATCCGCCACCAGTTGGCCTGCGAAGCCACCGGTGTAGGCACGTTGGACGGTTTGTTGCAGTCCCATGGTTGATTACTCCTTGAAATAGGCAGCGATGGCAGGCACTTCGGCTGCGGCATCAGCCGCGACGGCGCGCTGCACGGGGGCGGAACGTGCGGACTCGACACCACGCAGGTACGAATCCAGCACGGTGAACTCTTGGCCCTTCGCAGCCTTGAGGTTCAACTTCTTGAGGCCATACGAGGCGACATCTGCGGCGGTTGCCGTGGGGATGTCCAGCGCCGCGTCGAAAGCGCCAACCACCTTGGACAGGCGGTCATAGAGCTTGTTCTTGGCAGCGGTGTCGGCGTAGACGGCGCGCAGGGCAGCGTCTTGGCCGGTGTGCTTACCAGCGGCGGGACCGGGCGATGCCTGGCCTTGTTCGCCGGTCGCGCCGGACTCGGCGCTGTCCACGTTGAGTTTGTGGCTGTTGGGGTCTTCTGCAAGACCTTGCACAGCATCTTCGCTGGGCGTTTCTGCGCCCGGTTGATTTGCTTCCGGCATTTGATCGCCCTCGCTGTTGGTTGATTCAGGGTTCGGCGCGGCAGTGGGGTCGCCACCTGCACCTTCTTCACCGCCACCACCTTCGCCACCCGTGAGGGCTTTGAGCTGATTGCAGATTTCTTGGAGCTGCGCCAGAAGCGCGCTTGCATCGGGAGCGCCAGCCGCAGCGGGTTGTGCCGCAGCGGGTTGTGCCGCAGCTTCAGCCGGAGCGGCTGCAGCAGCCGGATCGGCGACAGGAGCGGCGGGTGCAGCAGCGGTCGGATCGGCAGACTCGGCGGCAGCAGCCGGGGTGGCCGCAGCGGCTGCAGCAGGATCGGCGTGGGCCGGTTCGGCAGCTTCCTCGTTCAGGAACTGCTCAAAGGCCGGCAGTAGAGCCTTGAGCTGGGCGCGGAGATTGGCGACCGCATCGCCATCCATGGCCTTACGTTTTGCCATTTGGCTTTCCTTCGTTGGTGGATGAAAATCTAGGTGATCGTAGCAGCGTACCGTCTTGCTCGAAAGTCGGCTATCGAGGACTCGCGCGCCTGGGACGCGGCCAGCTGCGACCAGCGCTATATGGTTCCCTCGCATGTCCGTTTGGATGACTTCATAGGGCGTTCCGTTGAACGTCCCATCACTCAGCACAAAGTCGCACGTGTAGCCAAGGGAAAGGTCTTTCTTGCCGCTGTCCAGCTCCTCTTGCATCGAGCGAGAGAACATCTTCAGGTCGCCCTTGACCCACGGCTGAGAGTATTGGACGCCATACAGAACTCCGTCAACGCCATACTCTTCAGGTGCGGTGGCAGACTCGTCGCCGGGGAATCCGGACAGCATCTCATGATCGTTGATGAGAGGGATGTTGTCGAGACTCGCCAGAAAATTCGGGTCAGTGATCGCCGACTCAGGACGATACACGTTCACAATGCGGTTGGGGTCGCCATCCTTCAGGCCGACTTGCGCGGCTGAGTATTCGAAGACGCCGTAAGACGAAATGGGGCACCCCTTGACGAGGAGGAAGCCGTTGGGGTCTTGTTGGCGGGCGGATGCTGGCATGTCGCCGTGTATTATGTCCCGGCAGCTAGTGTCCTAGCCGACGAAATGTGCGTCACTATTACTTCTTGGACAACGCGGCATCGAGCGCGCGAAGCACCTTCACGGCATCTCGAATCTTGGCCTTTATTGCCGCCATATCACCGGCATTCTTCCGCTGGACGGAGTAGGCGATGGCCGCAGCTTGCTTTGGGTCTTTGCCTGCGTTTATCTCGCGCCCGATGTTCTCAGACCTGGCCTTGTTCGATGAGCTTTGAATCAGCGGCATATTGACCTCCAACTACTCGTCGTCTTCCGGGTTGTATCCGATAAGGGGCTTCATGCGACACCGGCAGTTGATTGCCCAGCCCGGTGGGCCTTGGTCTGCCTTTGGACCGGTCCACAGGCGCGGATCGTCCACCTGGAACACCATTCCATCCTTGTCCACGTGGGTCTGGCGCGGCACCTTGCCGGCAGAAGAGTGCATCCACTCGAAGTATTCAACGCCGTTCTGCCGCATGCGTTCAGTGGCCAGGGACGTATACACCTTGCTGTTCTGATCGCGGGCGATAAGGTCCACGCGCTTCTTCGATGTGATGCCGACCTTGTTGAGGGCGTTCTGGATACCACTCATACCCTGCTCCTCCGGATTCGGAGAGGTCAGCGAAAGCATGATTGAGTTGTAAAGCTCCTCGTGGACATCCTCTTGAATCTTGGTGATCAGAGTGTGGTTGAAGTCCACGGACGACTGGAGGGTGTTGGCGACGGACTCTGTGTATGCTTGGCGCGGCTGCTCGACACCTGCCGCGCTGAGGCTGTACCACGTTGACGACTTCGATTGCGCGTCCACCTTCGCAACAAACTTCGGCGACAGTTGAGCAGCGAAGCCGCGAAAGATATCAGACCACTTCTTGTTGAGCGCGTTGAGCGTTCGTTGAAGGATGGTAGAGGTATCGTCCATCGCATAGAAACGAGCCACCTCTGGGTCTTCTAGGGCCGCTTTGATGGTGGTTCGATAGTCCTCCAGCATCGGCTTCACAACCGACCACATCTGGTTCTGATACCAAATGCGGATCGGCGCGCTTGGCGTAAGCGGCTTGCCCTGTCCGACTGGATCAGGGCGTTTCCGCTCACGAGTCTTGCGCGCTTGGAACGCCATTACTCGCCGCCCTGCTCTTTCTCGAACAAGGCTTTGTTTTCGTCGCTGGATAGGTACATGGCCAGCAGCATTGCGTTGGCGCCGGACATCGTGACCATGTCTCCGTCTTCCAGGGCGTTTTGGTACTCCCAAGAGCCGTCCGGAAAGACATCGACAAGCTCCATCGAATCCGGCCTGGCGCAGAACACGTGGCCCTCGTCAACGACTTGCTGAATTAGGCCTGCCTTTGTGGCTGCGAGAACCGTCTCCATGACGGCTTCAGAGTTGAGGTCTTCCGCCGATTGATATAGCTGCGGCATGATTAGTGGTGGTGTTGCAACAACTCGCACTCGATGTGGTGCTTGCCGTTTGTGTTGGTGACGTTGGTGATCTTGAACTTCGAATCCGGAGGTAGCATCACCTCTTGCTCACCTGTGTTGATCGTCTCGCTAAGGTCGATTGCCTTTGAGCCCTTCGGAATCTTGATCGATAGCTTAACGTCCCCGCTCCATCCAATCTCGCCATGCGACGTGGACATAACACCGGACTCGCGGAACACCATCCCAGGTGCGAGGTCTTTGAGGTCTTTCACTCCGGCATCCTTGGCCAGCGCCTTGAGGGCATCCGTCTTGATCTTGCGAACGACAGATGCATCCTTCTGCGTCGGCGGCACTTGGGCGAACGCGCGCTGGAGGTTCAGGATGTGAGCCATCGTTTGCGGACTGACGGTGTCTGGATCGAAGTGCGCGCTATATCGCATCGCGTCATTGATCGTGCTGTATCCGCTGCCGCGATAGACCTTGATAGCTTCTTTGACCTTCGAAGTGAACGCACTCTCAGTAGCGATGCCCTTTGTCGAGAACGTGAACTTCTCATACGGCACAGCCGAGTGGCCATAGGTCTTGGCGCTTTCGGTTGACGTGTTGTGGACCGTCGCGGAAGGCGCGGTGGTCGATGCTGGCGCTGTGGCTGGTTGCTGATTTTTTGCAGCCCACTCCATCATCGACTTGACGCCTGATCCTTGTGCCAACACCTTCTTGTCCGGACCCATGGCCATCCAGGTGTCCGTGTCTTCCTTGTAGCTCACCTTTTGACCGCTCGCAGCCTTGAAGTAGGCTATGCCGTTGTAGACTCCTTCCTTGGGATATCCGACGGCGCCAGCGTACCACTCGGCCAGCGCAGTGGGCGAATCCTTCTTGTAGAACTTCGCAAGGTCAGCCGATTCCTTCTTGTGATCGGCCTGGACCGTCTGAGCCGGTTGCGCCACTGGCGGCTTCGGATCGGAGGCGGGCGGAAGCGGTGCCGCAGCCGCAGCTTTGACCGCTTGCGCTGACGGAGCGGGAGCACCCGGCTTGTACATCTTCAGGTACTTGTCCGACTGAGCCTGGATGATGTTGAAGCCCATCTCCGTTGCGGCTTTGTGGAACTCAGCCGATGATGGAATCTTGCCTGTCTTTTCGTGCAGCGACTTCGCGAGCGCGGGCAGGGCGTCCTTCTTGGCGCCGAGCTTCTTGTTGAGTGCCGTGGGGCCGCCAGCCTTTTCCGAGCCCAGACCGCCCTTGTTGCTGGAGCCACCTCCACCGCCGCCACCCGATCCAAACTGACCGTTCTTGGCGCGCGGGTGATCGGACTCTTTCCACTCGGCCGCATCTGCCATGGATATCGTATGCACCGGAGCCTCTGCAGCCGCGCCAGACTCCAGCCACTCTTTGAACTCGTCCCAGTCCATCGGCTCCAGCAGGCTATCGAAGCCGTCCCAGTCAGGCGTGTACGCCATGTTGTAGGTCGCGACCGCGTGCGCCGGTGTATCGTAGCACAACATGCACTTGTACTCGTCAAACTCACCGGTCTCAGGGCACTTTTGTGAGATTACGAAAACGTACTTGGCACGGAGGTTGGGGCCGATGAAGCAGTCCACGTCCTGGCCGTCCGCACCCATGTATCCCTTGATGAACCCGTAGTGGTCGGGCATTTGAGAAGCCCACTCCACGCCGTCAAGATCGATACCGGTGCGGATCGTTCCGCGCGGATTCTCGATGACGAGGTTGAGGCCGTTCAAGCGCATCTTCGGCAACTTGTGCTGCGGCATCTTTCGGACGACTTCGCCGTCATCCTGGGCAATGCCGCGCTGGATGCCTCCCTTAACCGATCCTTTGACTGACGGTTGAACGCTGAATCCGTTCGTGGGTGAGTCATTCGCCGGAGCCGTCGCGCCAGCCATCTTCGCCAGAACGAGGAGCAGCGCTGCCATGGTGGGGTCGGCGGGCGGCTTTCCTGGGTCCGTAGACACACCGGAGAGGAGGAGTGGGAGGAGGGCCGCAAGCGTCCCAGGCGATTGGCCAGGAACACTTTCTACAACGTCCGCCCGCGCGCCGGGTTGGGGCCGGTTCGGAGCGGCTGGATTCTCTGCAGCCGTTTCTGCGGCGCCAGCCTTTTGGAGTGCCGCAAGATTCTCCGGCGACATCCCCGGCTCCGTCTCAGCGCTTTGTCCTTCCGCAAGGCGGTCATAGCCGCTGTGCTCATCGTCTTGCAGACGCTGGCGCTCCTCTTCTGGCGAGATAACGCCTGCGTTGATGAGCGCCACGCCCATGTCCGACTTGAGCTTGTTCAGGTCGGCGCGTTCCTTGGTGGAGACGGAATCGACAGGATTGAAAACGGCGTCGAGTTGCACTTGGAGGCCAATCGAGCGCGCAGACAACTCGTAATGCCGCTCCAGCATTGGTTGCATCACGTGCTCTTGGATGCTCTCCAACTCCTCGTGGTAGCTCTTGGACTCGAATTCACCGGTGGCGTTGAAGCCCTTCGGCGAGGTCCCAAGCAACTTCGTGGCCGGAGTCCGCGCGATTGCCGCCACCAGTTGGTACTGGTTCATGATGATGGAATCGAAGTCCGTCATCGACGTATCGAACTGCTCCATGGACTCTTCAGTCCCAAGCACCTTCACGCCGTGATTGTCCCGGTACTTAATCCACAGGGCGAGACGTTCCTCAAACTCGCACTGATTGGCCAACACCTTGTCGAGGTCGGCGTGGATGGCCATTGTCCGCTTGGACATTGCCATCAGCGGAGACTCGTTGGCCGTCCGCTCAGCTGCATACACCCGTTCGTAGATGCGCTGGGTGAGCGGGATGCCGCCGAAGATGTACGTGGGCTTCAGAATGTCTGCTGGCTGCGGCCCACGAACGATTGCGAGGTGGCTGATGTGGTACTTCTTGCCGTTGATCACCCAGTACTGCGGCTCATAGAAGCCGATGGTGGACGGATCGCTGGAACCAGCCGAAGTCAGCACAGGCGTCATCCAGTAAGGGTCCACCTGGGAGATGCCCTCATAGCAGCCCATGCCGCAGCCGTCGAGATTGAACGGCTTTTCGTAATAGAGCGGATCGGACGACTTGACCTTGAAGATGGCGATGCGAATGCCGAAGACATTCTTGAACCGGTTGAACTCCACCAGGTTCTCTTTGATCTTGAATCGTTTGTCCTCAGCCAGCAGCTTGTCGTGATCTTCCTTGGACAAATCCTCATCACCGCCGCGAGCGGACAGAACCCACCCGTTACGCGCGGCATCTTCGCCGGACATCGAGCAGGCCTTATCCACGAGCCAATGTTGGGCGATGATTGCGCAAGCCTGGTAGCCGAAGAAGCCCTGCGACATATACCAGAGGCCAAGAGACTCCGGAACGCCGAGGAACGAGCCACCACCCTTCATAGCAAGCCCCAGCGACCCTTCGCTATCGTTGGAGCCGCTGAGCATGTCCATTGTGGCTTTCGACTTCGCGATGGCGCCATCCATGACGCGCGCCTGCTGGACTTCACCGCCAGCAAGGCCGTCGAAAGTGGGGAATTCAGAAACCTTGACGAAGGCCAAGGCAAGCTTGTCTTCAGGCCACGGCGTGTGCCGTGATTTTGCATCAAGTGGATCGAGAGGATCGACTGCCTTGGCCTCTGTCGGTGGAGTCGGCGTTTTCGCTTCATCGACAAAGTCCTGCTTGGGGTTGAGCCAAGTGGCGATCTTTTTGAACATAGGCGTAGGTGATCGAAGTTGTCGAGCGCAGAGGATTATGGCCTATGTTCGCGTGTCCATGTTTGCAACTCATAAGATATCCTCCCACTCAATAGGAGCAGAATATGCTTGCGACACTGAATCCTGGACAGAAGCCGATGCCGCTGGAACAGTGGGAGGTCCACAGTCGCTGCGACACAGCCAAGCGCGAACACAAGTGGCAGTGGGCGTTCGATCCTGCCACCGGGAAGACGAGCGAGCGCGAGGCAATCTGTGTCCATTGCGGCAAGACCGTCACTCTGGAGCGCGAGAAAGGATCACTCAGCGGCCACCCATCTGGCGTATACTCAAACGGTCGGTGATTGACCGACGATAACCAAGAAACCGAACATGAGAATCGTTACAGCCAGGCTCAACTACATACACGGCGATGAAGCCGTCAAAGATCGTCGCGACCGGCTTGGGAGTGTCGGAATCGACGTCACCGCCGTCGATAACGAAGCTCTGGCCCACTGTCCACAACTCGGAATGACTGACGCCCAATTCGTTCAGCTGAACATCGAGGGTGAGCGTGACATGGTTGTGGTCGCTTCTACCACCACGGAGGATTAAATGATCCGCGAAGTAATGGACCACTTTCTCGCCATCGTCGATAGCATGGCTGACGAGGATCGAACCATTCACGCGACCCAGTCGCGGCTGAAGGACGAGGGGTTGACGCCCTGCGAGTCGAACACCGTCATCAAGGCGTGGATGGCGCTCTACGGTAACAACGTAGGAACAGTCAATGCCGCAGCTTGAAATACTTCACTGCATCGTCGGTGAAACTCCTAGAATCAAAAAGATCAACGACGATCTGAAGACCCTGCAGGATGCAGTCGGCGGGTACATCGAGTTGATCCGGATGCGCCAAGGATTTGTGTGCATCTGCGACGAGGAGGGGATTCTCAAAGAACGGTCCAGTGGCTTCGCCGTCAATACGACGATGGGGCTGATTCCGATCTATGGAGACTTCTTCATCTGTCGCGTTGAAGGCTCCCGACTCGTCAGCCTACGTGGCGAGCGGGATTTTCTGACCGTAGTTAGTGAGGTACTAAAGCGATGAACACAGCACAGAAAGACCAGAGAGCGAAAACAGGGCGCGCGAGAACGAAGCGGCCACACCTCCACCTCGTGGAAACGAAGCCGCGAGCCGCCCGCCCGTACAAGACGCTGTACTACGGGACGGCGCGTGGCGGCGAACACAGCGCCCACGGCGCGAGCGCCAGCGAGAAGGGGGCGATACGCGCCGCCGTGGTTCGGGTGTTCGAGGAGGAGCACGCGCGAGCGGAGATTCACGATAACGGCGTTCTGATCTATACGGTCAGGCGCGTCGCTCGCGGCATCGTTGTTGACTACGGCAGCGCAGGAGGGTGACATGTACGCGGAAGCAATCGCCTTCGTGGCCGTGATCTATCTCGTCACCAGTCTTGTGATGTAGGAGCGTACATGGCCGCCAAGACATACAGCATCGGGCCGGGAGTGGACAAGTCAGTGGCCCGAAAGAATCGCAGCATGGCGGCTGTAGCCGCGCTGATCGGCAGTGCCCAGATCGCCCTGCCGCTGAAGAAGGAAGTGGTTGAACTCTACTTCCGTCAGCAGGTGGAGGTGAACACAGATCCACAGCGGCGTTGCTATGACGGCGCCAACTACTCCTCCGCCATGGTCTGGACGGAGTGGGTTCTCATCGGCCCGTACTCGCGCGAGGATGCCGAGTCGTCCATGAAGACGTTCCAGGACATCAACCCGGATCGCGAATACAAGATCATCCCGTTGCCAGAAGAAAGCTAAGAAATGTTCGGAAACAAAGTGTATGAGTTGAGTCTCGTCAAGGACTACGTGAGTCACTGGGGTTTGGCAGAAGCTGCGCGTGAACTCATCCAGAATTCTCTGGATAGCAACTCGCCGTTCCAGTACTCGTTCATTCCTGCGGCAGAAGACGGCGGATGGGCGTTCGAGCTCAAAAGCGAGCACTCACGCTTGGAGCCGCATCACCTCCTGCTCGGATCGACCAGCAAGGCCAACGACTCAGGCGCCATCGGCTCGTTCGGAGAGGGCTTCAAGATAGCCCTGCTGGTCCTGACCCGGATCGGCCACCCGGTCACGATCTACAACAACGAGCGCACGTGGACGCCGATGTTCCGTATGAACAAGAACTATGGGACCGATCTGCTGTGCATCGAGGAGGTCATTGAGAAGCGCTCGCGAACCGGCCTGACGTTCATCGTTGAAGGGTTGAGCGATGCCGACAGAGCGACGATTGAGCGCTGCTGCCTGAAGATGCAGCCGGAAGTCGGCCAGACCATCCCGACGATGAAGGGCGATATCCTGCTGGACCGGCCCGGTGAACTCTACGTGGGTTCACTGCTCATCAGCGACAAGCACAACCTAAAGTTTGGCTATAACGTCAAGCCTGAGTTCATCTCGCTGGAGCGCGACCGGCAGACGGTCAGCGACTGGGACCTGCGTTGTCTGACGCGCGACATGTGGTACGAATCGAAGCGGCACGACGAAGTGGCGCAGATGATTTACGATGACGTCCCTGACCTCTACTATGCCAGGTATTCGTCGCCAGAACTGATCAAGGCTGCGCTGATGGAACTGTTCGACAAGCGCCACCCCGGCGCGCTACTCGCCGAGAGTCCGTCAGAGTTGAAGCGGATGATCGAGAAGGGGATGGTGAACACGGTGTACGTTGGATCGACCACGCACGGCGTGATTGGCGACTATGCGCCGATGGTGTCCAGACGCAACGAGTCGATCCGTGTTCAGACGCCCACCGAGTTTCTGACGAGTTGGGCCAACGCCAACCTCAGCGACGGAACCGCTCTCAAGAAGCACTTTGACGAGCAGGTGTTGACCGTCGCGCGAGGCTGGATCAACCAAAGAACGTAGAAGGGTTCCGCTTCACCCGGATCATTGACATGATGAGGGCATCGGCGACGTTGGGGGACTTGATGCCGCGTTTCTCGCGCATATCCTCTTTCGACTCAACTTTGAACTTGCCCATCTTGTCGATATCCTTCTGCGGCGAGGCCAGCTCCAGCTGAATTTTCTTCAGCATTGTCGCGCCCAGCGTCTCAGAGTTGAGGCTGATCAGTTCATCGAGCGGGTGCTTGACGCCAAGCTCCACCGCCTCATAGGTCCTCCGGAAGCGTATGGCGACCTCATCCCACTTCTGCGCCTTGATGTTGCTGAAGTGTTCACCGTTGGTGATCGTCACGTGCGGCAGCTTCATGTACGCGCCCTTGGGATTCTCCACAGCGCCGCCAGCGTTGAACGGTTCGTACACGACCTTGCGTTTGTGTTCGGCGTTGAGGTCGGCGAACTTCGATCCAGCGAACGCTCCCACGCCGATAGAGTCCCAGACAATGTTCGCGTTGGCGAGGACGGCCACGTTGTAGACCTTCGCACACGACTTGAGTAACTCATCCTCCAGGCCCTGCCACTCCTCCGCCTTCATGATGATGTTGCCGTGGGACTCGACCCAAGCATTCTTGTCCTCTCCGTCATCGGCAACGTCATAGCCGATGGTCCGCTGACCACCAGCAGTCCAATCGAGCTTCTTGTGAGCGTCAATGGCGGCAATGATGTATTTGAGCGGGATGACCGATTTGTCCTCGCCCATCTTCGGTTCGCCACCGTAGACATGCCGCGCGGATTCCGGCTCGCGCTTGTAGTAATCATAGATGACTTTGAGCATCGTCTGGGAGAGGTATGGATTCTCACGCCAGTTGATTTCGCGAACAATGCTGTCTGCCGGAGGATTGACGACGAAGTTCTGGTACACGAAGTCGGTGAACTCTGCCGGATTGAAGATCAGCCAGACCTGCGAGCAGTCCTTACGGATCGTCGGCTCAATGACCTGCCATTGAAGCTCCGTCAGATAGTGAGCCTCTTCCAGCCAGAGGATATCGACGCCCTCAGTGGACTTGATTTCCTCAAGGTTCCGCGCGATACCGTAGAACAGGAATTCGCTGCCGGTCAGCTTGTGGCGTATGCTGGTCTTGAGGACTTCGAACTCACGCTTGTAAGGGCTTGTGTTGATCTTGTCCTTCAGCAACGTGTAGACGCTCTCGCTGATCCGGTTCTGGAACTGCCGCGCGCACATGAACTTCACGCAGAAGTTTGCCGCCAGGAAGATCGCGTGCCCAGCGGCATCGTGCGACTTGGAGGATGCCCGCCCGCCATAAAGAATCTTGTGCCGCGCCTGAGCCGCCCAGAATGGACGAAGGGCGACGTTCAGCGTATAATATGACGGTGAATTCGACGCTTCTGGAAACGGGAGTGTCGGCTTGAGAAGGGGGAGGCCCATGGGAGGTGTTCTAGAGGACGGTGTTACGACCGATCCTAGCCGAAGATCACCGTGGACCGTACATCAATAGGCCCTAGCTATCACCGAGTTCTCACCCGATAGCGAAAATTTTTTGATGCAAATCAAGAAAAGTGTTTACAGGTGAGAGAAAAGGGGCCATAATAGCGTCACGCCGGTTCGATAAGAGCCAAAAAGAAAGTCAACCCAAGAGAGAAGGAAGTTCACATGCAACAGATCGCGATCACCGAAGCCAAGATGGCGGACCTCATTTCCTTTTACAACACCCACGCAGTCCGCCTCCAGGACGGTAAGCCCGTCAACAAATTCGCAGACCGTAAGACCGCCGAAAAGCGCGTCAACGTCCTAGTCGAAAAGCTCGCTTCATACTTCCAAGGGAAAGAAGGCGAAGTCTTCCCAGACGAGGGGATGATTTTCGTAGGCGAACTCACCGACGACGAGACGGGCGAGCCGGTTCAGATCAAGGCGGCGGAACAATCCACCAACGTCAAGTCGATGTCCGTCGAGGAGGACGGCGAACCGGAGGAGGAAGACGAGGAGGAGCAAGACCACTCCGTCAATACCTTCGGCCACATGGGCGGCGCACTCGGCGCGATGTCCAACAAGAAGCAAGAGCCGCCGCGCAACCACATCGGGCGCGCATCCAACAGCCTGGGCGTATCGATCAGCTGGCAGGTTCCGACCGTCCGCGCCGAACGACTCACCCGCCACGGCGTCAACGTCACCGACGAAGACGGCGAACTGCTCGGTGAGTTCAAATCGACGCTCGCTGCCTTCCACAGCCTCAACCTCCCCGTCTCCAAGCACATCCGGTTCCGCCTCAAGCTCAAGGCGGCGGGCGTCGAGACGTTCGAGTTTGGCGGGAAGTCGTACAAATTTGAGCTGGTTGAGTGAAATTCCTTGCCTAGCGTCAGAAATGGCGCTAGAATCCGGACATCAACTCTAGAAAGATCAGAATGACCGATAGCAAGACCACCTTCCTCCTCGCTTTTGAGGATGTTCATCCGGATATCGCGAAGTGGTGGAACAACACCAACTTCGAATTCGCCCTTTCGCTCCGCGATCAAGTCAACCACGGAAAACTCCTCACGGAGCGTCAGATGGCGGCAGCGAAGAAGTGCGCCGCCCCGAAGGCCCCAGCCGCGCCTAAGCCGGAATCCGCCGTGGACGTATCTCTCATTGAGAAGGCTTTCGAGAGGGCCAACGGAAACGGGATCAACCGCCCCAAGATGCGCCTTTTCAGCAAGGCCGGAGCCACCTACGTCATCTCGCAGGCGCCAGCCTTCGGATCGAACGCCGGAGCGCTCTACGTCAAGGACGAGGCCGGCACCTACCTCGGGAAGGTCAAGGCCGGTCACTTCTTCCGCTCTTACGAATGCGATGTCGAGGCAGAAGCAGACATCATCGACGCTTGCGGACATCCGGAGGAAACCTCCGTGGCCTACGGGCGTCAGTACGGCTCCTGCTCTGTCTGCAGCCGGACGCTCACCAACGCGCTCTCGATTGAGCTTGGGATCGGCCCGATATGCCGTGGCAACTTCTTCGGGTGAGAGGCCCGCTAGGAACCATCGACGGGCGGGTTGGGGCTAGGCTCCAGCCGCGCCGACTCGTCCCAACCGAACACATTCTATCCAAGATGAACACACAAGAAACGAACCTAACCCGGTTCCTATCCCTCCACCAGCCGGAGCGCCAAGCGGACTCCATGGTGTACGAGGTATGGCAGGACGGCGAGGTGACGCTGACGAAGGGCGGCGACCTCTGGCGCAAGCGCTCGCTGCACATGCTCGTGGCGGGCGTCAATCCGTCCTACGCTTTCCCGCCCGAACTGATGCCGGTCAGGATCGGCGACAACGGCTCGATCATCGTGGAGGGGTACGATAAGGCGCTGGAGGCCCACCTGCTAGTCGTGGACGAGGCGCGCGAGAAGCACGGCGAGTTTCTGAATATCAGACCAGAATGAAGGGTATTGACGAACGTTCATTTCTGACCTATAATTGCGTCATACCAACCAAGGAACTGAAATGACCATCCGCAACCTCGAAATCAAGCAGGTTACCATCGCCGGGATTGCCGGTTTCCAAATCCAAGGAATCTACCGGGATTGCTCGGATAGCTTCTGGGAAACCATCGCCCACGCGGCAGTTTTCAAGGATCGACGCCGCGCCGAGCGCTTCTTGGAAAAAGTCAAGGCCGTTCCTTCCTGGGAGTACGGCAGACTCAAGACCGGCGGATATCCGGAACAGCAGTGGGGCGCTCCGGTCGGCGCGTACACCTCCGTCAGCAACCTCATCCAAACCAACGTCGCGGCATATAGCCCGCTCTAAGGAGAACATTGTGACCGAATACGTCATTTTGATGTACGAAACCGGCGACGAGCCGATGTACTTGAATCTGAACGCGCCGGAGGACTTCGTGAAGGAGTTCAGCGCCGTCATCGAGCACGATTGCAAGGGTGAGATTCTGGAGCGCGACCTTGGAGGTGTCAAGGGCGCTTTCCTCGTGTCGCTGGAATCCGTCGAGCCGCAGACGTTCTACGACCTCGATACTGGCGTGCTGATGCCCGTCGATGTGTTCGATGACGAGGACATCCGCGAGGCCCTTATCAACAACCTCAACGCTCGGATGGAGGAGTGAGATGGAAGGCTGGACATTCGAGGACGAGGCCCAGCTGGCCTCTCTTCAGGAGCGCAAGGCGCAGTGGGAGGTTGACCGCCGCAGACCGTTAGAGGTCCTGGTGGAGGGCGTTTGGTGGCGAGATATGCAGCCGCACGAACTCACCAACCACCTCATCGAGAATGCCGACAAGTACATCAGCGCGCTGGCGACCTTTGTTAACATCAAGAAGGGCTAACATGGGCGCCGTCCTCATCCTTCTAGTCATCGCCGCTGTTGTGGCGGGCGTCTTCTATGGCGTCGCCAAGATCATCCTAACCCTCATCTGTGGAGATTGAAATCATGTTCGTTATCAAATCGGAATCCAACGGCAGCCTTCCGGCTATCGAAGCGGTCGGCTCCAGCGAGGAGACGGCATTGGTGGTGTACGTCGCGCTCTACAACATGGCGCTGCTGCCGACGCCGGACGAATCCGGCACCCTCTCCAATTGCGCTGGCGGCGTTGTGTATGAGACGCTGCTGACGGGCGTGCCCGATCTGGATGGACTCAAAGAGTACATGCGAGACGTTCACGGAATCGAGGTGACGACAGAATGACCATCATCCCACTGCCGCAGGAACCGCGCGACCCTATGCCGGTTCCCAAGCCTCCTCTGCCGAAAGGCCCGAAATGAAAGAGTGGCGGCTGAAGTTCATCGACGTTATGCTAGAGGAGTATGGAACGGTCAACCGGAGCGCCATCGAACGCTTCTTTGACCTATCCACTCCGCAAGCGAGCCTCGATATCCGCGCGTACATCGAGGCCGCGCCAGACAACATGGAGTACGACCGGGTGGCGAAGTGCTACCGGCGAACGGCGACGTTCAGCAGAAAATACCCATGACGTGAGAAAGGGCTTTGCGATTCTCAGAAATGGTATAGAATTGAGCCATACCAACCAAGGAACTGAAATGAAAATCGCCCAAGCCCTGATCCAGCTGACCCCTTCGAAGACCTACGCAACCCGCGAGAACGCACAGAAGGCAGTCGAAAAGTTCTATGGTGATCGCGACTTCGCGCGCCAGCAAACGTACTTCATCGCAACGCACACGGACGGTCGATTCTTCCCGGTCTTCATCGGCGAACGCGCCATCCAAGAAGGCATCCATTTCAAATTCAACGTGGTGGCCTGAGATGAACAAGCGCGAACAAGAGCGCCAGCGGCGCACGGCAAACCAAGCCGAGATGCAGCGCCAACGGGCGATCACCTCCCAGAACGGCGCGGCCCTGGACTTCGCTTTCTGCCAGGGCCTCCAGGAAAGGTTCGGGCGGGAGAGCGCGAAGTACCACCAAGGCCTCACGGCAGACGCCTACGCAAGAAGCCGCGCCCTCCGTGGCATCAGCGAGTGATCATGATCAAGATCAAAGACCTCATCGAGGCAATCCCGCGCTTCAAATACGTCCACTGGGTGAACGTTGTGCCGGCCCTCGCAGACCTCGCCGCCGAACTCCGTACGAACGGACACTATCGCGCAGCCATCCACGTAACGACCGCCAAGCAACTCGCCGTCGATTGCCCGCGTACACGCGAGAATCAGGACAAGATCATCAAGCACCTCAAGAAGGCAAACGCCCTTCTGAAGGCGGCTGAGAAGCGCGATCCTATCCTCCAACGACTATCCAAGGGCAAGAAATGATCGAAGACGAAACCGAACACTTCGAAGCGCTCCAGCGCACCGGCTTCTACGGGAAGGCTGGCGCTGGCTGCGTGATCGTGGCCAAGGACACCGGGCGCATCCTCCTCCCTCTCCGGAGCGACGAGTGCGAACACCCAGGCACCTACGGCACTTGGGGAGGCGCGCTGAATCCCGGCGACGACCCGGAGACAGCCGCGCTGCGCGAGATGACGGAAGAGTGCGGATATCTCGGCGCGGTGGACCTCCGCCAGCTGCTGGTGTTCCGATCCGGATCGTTCACCTATCACAACTTCCTCGCCATCGTTGACCGGGAATTCTGCCCTGTGCTGAACTGGGAAACGGACGAGGCGGCGTGGGTGTCGCTGGACGATTTGCCGCAGAACCTCCACCACGGGCTGCGCGCCGTCCTCGCTGACGAACGTTCACTTGACGCCATCAAAAAGCGCTAACATCGATCACCACCAGAAAGAAAAGAATGACTGAACATATCGATATCGAAAAGATCAAGGACCGCATCGCCAAGCTCCTCGCGATGGCGGCAGATGCCTCCAGCCCGAACGAGGCCGCGATTGCCGCAGGGCGCGCACGGTCGCTGATGGACAAATACCAGGTCAGCGAATTCGACGTTTCAAAGGAAGTCACCGAAGCGTTCATGACCGGCCCAGCCACCAAGTCGTACATGCCTGACGTCAGCCGGTTTGTCGAGGGCCTGGCCGTCCGGATCGCCCAGTTCAACGACTGCCAGGCGCGGTTCGAAGGCGGGTTCTACAACGCCGGAGTCAGCGGCAAACCGCGTGTTGGTCGGCGGATCGTCTTCATGGGCTACCAATCGGACGTGGAGCTGGCCCAGGCGATGTACTCCCGCCTAACGAACACCATTAAGAAGCTCGGACAGGATTGGTGCAAGGCGAAGTACGGGAAACTAGTCGCCCAGCTCCTCCGGACATTCGAGGAGGGTGCAACGAACATCGTGGCCGAGCGGCTAAAGGCGATGACGGAGGAGCGCGACACCATCACCCACGTAGGATCAGGGACAGCGCTGATGATCATCAAGAAGGACGCCGTCAGCAAGCACTTCGGCAATGTGAAGTACGGGACGGCCAAGCCCTTCGAAGTCAAAGGCAACGAGGGCTGGGACGCCCTGCAGGCCGGACGTGTACGCGGCGCGGCAATCGAGATTGTGCCGGGTGTGGAAGGCAATCGCCCGGTGAACTCGGCAGTCCGGCTCAGCAATAACCCTACGTCATGAAAGGACTTTGCGATTTTCAAAAACTGCGTTATACTTGAGGCATAGCAGGAAACGAAGGAAACGACGGGAACTGCTAGCAAAGACCCCTCAGAAATGAAGGGATTTTGAGAAAGCCAGAAACTGCGTTATAATTCGTTCACCAACTCTTTAGAAAGACCAGAATCATGAACACCGCTAATCAATTCAATGCCGCCATCTCCGCTTCCGCCGTCGCTTCGTGGGCCGTCCCCGAAGTCGCCGCCGCCCGCAGCAAGCGCTACGCCGCGAGCGTCCAAATCGGCGAGCGCGTCGAGATGTTCAAGAGCGTTCCCGCCGCCCTCCGCGCCCTCGGCGTCGAGTCCGGCTGGCGTTCGGTTCGCGCCGCCGCCCGCGACTGCCAATATGTCGAGTTGGAGGTGGACGGCCAGAAGGCGGTCATCACCGCGCTTGAAGTCATCTAAGCGCTCCGCTAGTCTCGCGAGTCGGGACTAGCTGATCAGCTTCGATCACCAACCAGAAAGACCAGAATGCCAGATATCAAGATCACCGAGTCCGCAGACGCCATCGACGCTCGCGAGCGCAGAGAGGAGCGCATCTACGGGTGCACACTCGCCATCCTCAAGGCAACCATCGAATCCTCCCTGACCTTCAAGCACTCCGGCGCCGGAATGTGCGCAATGTCGCTGATGTCCGACGCGCAGGAGGAGATCGCGCGTAACCTCCGCGAGGATGCCCGCCAGACGCTCAACCGCGCCAAGTGGGTCGTCGCAACCTACCTTACACCGGAGCGATCATGAAATTCTCGGCCATCCTCATGGCGGCAATCGCCGCACCAGCGCTCGCAGCCGGGGTCCCCGGCCCAGAGGACATCATCGGGTTCATTCCCGGAGTCGCAAACGTCTACACGCAGCCGTGCATGAGTGGCGATAAGGCCACCAGAGGCCACATCGCGATCAAGGGCGAGCAGGTAGGCTGCTTCGTCAGCGAGAATGGCCAGAATCGCATCGAGTGGCTGGCTAGTGGTCGCGTCCAGAAGGTCGGCAACGTCCAGGTCCGCGCTCCGCGTGAGCCGGTGCCAGTGTACCCGTCATCGCCGCAGTTTGATTGCGCGCGCTTCGCGGACGCCTACAACCGGCAGGTCTGCGAGGACATCGCCCGCCGCGAGCGGATATCCAACGTGATTCGCATGTGGGGTGGATAGTTCACTCGCCATCAGGGAGAATCCAAGTTCCACAACCAAGAAGGAAGAAGCAATGAAAAAGTCTCTTTTCGCCCTCGGCATTCTGGCAGCTGCAATGTCGTCGGCACACGCCATCGACGGCAACAACGGCAACGGTAACGGAGGCTGCGGTGTCGGCCAGACGACCAATGGCTGCGGTGATCCGGTGGTGATCGTCGGCCCGGTTGGTCCGCAAGGTCCAGTCGGCCCTCAAGGTCCGCAGGGCCTCCCCGGTGTCGATGGCGTCAACGGAACGAATGGCGCTGACGGTCGCAACGGCACCAACGGCAAGGACGGTGCGCAAGGTGTCGCCGGAGCCAACGGGACGAATGGCGCTGCCGGAGCCAACGGCAAGGACGGCCAAACCGGACAGAACGGGAAGGATGCAACCGCCCCCGACGCCGCGACACAGGCTCAGCTCGCGAACACCGCCGCGCAGATGAACTACGCCAACCAGACGCTCCGCGAGGAGATGCGCGCGCAGGGGCGGAACGCCTACGCCGGGACCGCGAGCGCCACGGCCATCGCGTCCATTCCGCAAGCTCCGGAGCCGGGAACCAAGATCGTCGGCGCGGGCGCTGGATACTTCCGGGGCGAGTCGGCGCTGGCCATCGGTGTGTCCTATCGCTCCGAGTCGGGGAAGTGGATCAGCAAGGCGTCCGTTGGCGTCGATTCGCGCGGCTCCGGCGCGGTTGGTGTCGGCGCGGCTTTCGTCTGGAAATAACTAGGGGAATCCCTCTAGTGATGGTGTACGGCAGTAGTTCCTGGACTCAGCCATAGGGTCTTGCTTTGCGGACACGTCAAGTAGGTCTAAAGTTTGTTTGACCGGCCAGATCGTCTGACCGGACATCCAGAAAGACCTATATGACTAACACCGCAATATCTAAGGCTGCTGCCGCCACCTGGGCCAACCCGAAGATCGCCGCCGCGCGTTCTAAACGGTACGCTGCTGCGATGAAGGTTGGGCGGAAAGTGACCGAGTACAAGTCCGTTGGCGCGGCCCTCCGTTCCCTCGGAATGGACGGCTCACGAGGCGTCCGTGGCGCGATGATGAAGAACGGAGGGTACATCCAGCTGGATGTTGACGGCAGAAAAGTAATGCTTGCATTGCGACAGAAAGAACATAAATGATCAAAGAACTTTACGACCTCTCACAGGCCGAGCAAGCGGACCATAGAGTGTCCCACGGCGGCTTCAACAACTTCCCAACGAACTGGGAGGAGATTGATGCCCAAACCTTCGCCAAGTCGGACTACTTCACTTGGACTCCGGTTCTGACCGAGTTCAGGCAGATGATCCCGACGCCGCGAACGGGGCTTGAGATGGCGGTGTCCGCACACCTCCATTGGATGCCATCCGGACTTGGCTACTCAATCGTCAACGACTACTGGGCAGGCGGTGTCCGTTACTATCGCTTCGGCCAGAAGCGGGCGAACTGGCTTGAAGGCATTGACTCCTCGGACTAATGTTATGGCATACCTATTCGAACCCCAAGGCGTGTACTCGGAAGTGGATGTGTGCGAAGTCGATCTGCCACCAGAGTTGTTCATGGCCATCTTCGGCGCGCGATAGAATAGCTATTCCATCAACAAAGGATAGCTATGAACAAGATTCGTCGCGCCCAACTTAGCGCACTCCACGCGGATGTGGACTCCCTCGTACAGAAGGTCCAACTGGACCTTGATCAGAAGGAAGTCCCAGACCGAGCCAACAAGCTCGAATTCGCAGCGCTGGCGGACGATATCCAAGGTCTTCGCGAACAGTGCGAATCGATCAAGGACGAGGAGCAAGAGTATTACTACAACATGCCGTCCGGCTTGCAGGGCGGTGAGAAGGGCGATAACGCGCAATCAGTCGTCTCAGAGCTAGACGATGCGGATAATGCCTTTCACGAAGCACACTCAGCGGCTGAGTCGGAGGACCACGAGACGGTCATTGCTCAACTGGACTTGGCGAAGGATGCCATCGACAACGCAGGCTCCTACTGATGTACGGCAACCAAGGCGAGTCGCCACTGCGGCGGGACGTTTACGAGACTTGGATTGCCGCGCAATCGGTGTCCACAAAGACCGGGCGTATCATCGCGCCCGTGGCAGACCCAACAATAGAGCACACCAGGTGGCTGAGCTATCCGGTGTTCCACCCCAGAACCATTGTGTTCTGGCCAACGATGGCCGTGCGCGTCCGTATCGATGACCCGGAGCCTGAGCCAGAACCTGCCGCAGTCAAACCGCGCCGCAGTCATTGCCCACTCAGGCGCGTCTCACCATCTTGTGTGGGGTGAACATGCACCACAAGGTAAAATCATTGGACCTAAACAAGCTAAGGTCCAAGATGAAGAAGAGTACAGGCCCCATCCCTATGATCACGCACTTTGGGAAGACCGGGTTGGCCATCGGAGATTGCAGGGCGCAGGCCGTCCCGCTCCGGACGGATCGTCAATTTGATATCCCAATCGCCGCGTGCGGCTTCTTTGGCGAGTCGCGCGAGGTCGCCGCGACCAAGCGCCTGTCCTTCCGACAGTGGCTGCGTTCGCGCGTCCGGCCCTTCCTGGGCGTTTACGCGTGGTGGTAAGGGGCGGAGTATCAACCGATCCAATCGACCCATGAGGACACGTTTAAAGCCCAAACGGAGCTATCCGTTTTGGAACCCTAGGAGCGGATTCAAGGGAGGTGTCATCATGGCGTCCGCCTTCCTTGTTCCGTGGTGGCTTTCGAGGTGTTCATGAACTACGGCAAAATTGGTTTTGAGTATTCGCGAGTTGGCCAGATGTCTGGCTTGCGCGTGTTCGGTGTATGGCTCTATCGGCGGATCGGCCAGCGCTGGACCTTACGCCCATCCTTCCGTTTTGACTCCTGAGCACGGCGGCAGACCGCTAACGCTTGTAACGAAGTCTTACGCTGAAGATAACTATTGGCCTATATCGAGGCCACTCTGTAGCGGTTACAACCAGTGTCCAAAGGGGGATTACCTATGGGCGCGTTACGGATCGCTACGTTTAACACTATTATCCCGGTGCCTCTCGGAGGAGAGAGGACTGCATACCGGACAGGCCTCCGGCAATTTGTATACGGCATGCCATTCAACATATCACCGCAAGAGTTTGGGCGACTCGAAGCGCTGGTGGAACAGCTCGATAAGCAGCTAGAGAGAACGGACGCGACACTGCTCAGGATGTCGCACCAAATCGATCAACTCATGGGCATGGCAAACAAGTCAAAGGGCGCTTTCTGGGCCGCGATGACACTGGCCTCTGCCGCAGGATCGGTCATCACATTCATCTTCAGCCACTGGGGCGGCAAACCTTGACGAAGTATCCACGGCTGGTTGGCTTTGCCTCTTTCCTCCTCGGCCTCACGGCCCCTCTCATCGTCCTCGTCGCACTCCCATTCGCCAAGTGGGACAAGACGCCCTCCGCCGACTCCAACGGCAAATTCCCTGACGTCATTCGCGGAGACTTGCCGCGCTGGGCGTCTTGGTACTCCACCCCTGATGAACGGCTCCCAGGTGGGACATACGAGCCCACTGTTGCCGATGCGCTGCACGCCTTCGGACGCTTCTGGTGTTCGTGGTACTGGCTCGGGATTCGCAACCGCATGCTCGGCTTCGACATGATCTGGGCAGTGCCGATTGATCTGCCGTGGCCTCCTGAACCGGGCCATTATCGCAACGGTGAGTTCTGGTGGACTCGGCGCGACCTCTTCTGGGGACTTCAGCTCAAGATGGGCTGGCGGACGTATGTGCTCAGAGGACCGTCCGCGCGGATCATCGCCGCGCCATGTTTCACAATCACGAGGTAGGAACACGCACATGGAATGGAAAGAAGTCGCCGCGCTTGTCGGCAAAGCAGCCCCGATGCTCGGAACACTGTTGACCGGCCCTGCTGGCGCCGCAGTCGCGGTCGGCGGCATGATCGCCTCTGCACTAGGGACAGACAACACACCGGAAGCCGTCAACGCGGCACTGATGCAGAACCCCGACGCGCTGATCAAGCTCAAGCAGATCGAAGCGGACAAGGAAGTACGTCTGGCCGAGCTGGTGGCCGATCAGGCGAAGGCGTCACTGGCCGATGTGTCCTCCGCGCGCCAGCAGACGGTGTCCCTGGCTCAGACGAAGTCCCCGATTGCTTGGGGTGCTCCGGCTGTCTCAACACTCATCGTTCTTGGCTACTTCTTTTGCATCTATCGGCTGTTCATTGTCCCACAGGATTTGCCGACAAACGCTTTCCAGCTCCTCAACGTGATGTTCGGTGCGCTGTCTATCGCATTCGGTCAAGTGTGCAACTACTGGCTGGGATCGTCCGAAGGATCGCGCCGCCATGGTGATATCGTCGGGAAGCTCGCGGCGGATGCCCAGGCCACCAAGCGATAAGCTGCGTGAACCGGAAATGAGAACGGCCCACTACGGGCCGTTTTTCTTTGGGGCCTGTACCCTGGCCTAGGGTTTGGTCGGATCGCCCAGCTGAACACTTCCTCGTGTGTCCGCGCCGGGTTCGCCGAGCGCTTGGAGGTCGGCGGGCGGATCGAAGGCCAGCGCCGTCGCTTCCGCAATCCGCTCGTCCACCATCGCGTCAACATCCACATCACTCAGACGCGGGTGTTGCTCGATGAACACCTGTCGGAGCGCCTTGTATCGGTACTCCCACTCAATGGACGTCATCATTCCTCGTCCGCCTGGATAACTCTGGTCGCAGCATCGAACTCGTCCAGCGCTTTATAGGCGGTGGCGGCTGATTGCGGCACCTCACCGGTCTTGTGGAGTCGGACAAGGAAGGCTAAGGCCCAGAAGGCCAGGCGTGCTTCAGGCTCAACAATCATATGTGTACGCCGCGACGGCGCATCTCCAACTTGAGTAGCATGTCCCAGATTTGGCGCGAGAATGGCTCTGGTGGACGGGCCATGAACTCCATCCAGCAAAGCACCAAGTCCTCTGTGTGAACTCCCGCAAGCGCGTGCCAGTCATCGCAGTTGGAACACTTGTATCGACACAGCATGTTCATCCTCCATCCAGTGGTTGTCTCTGGATTCTCGCGCGGGTCGCGTGTACCAATCGTCATGGGCCATGCATGCGTGTCCTTCCCGTCTGCCGCGACACGTTGATCCGTGGTCGGCGCAGTCTCACAGTGGGAGATGCGACATGTCCGGTTTCTCAGTCATTTTGGCATCTGACCGTGGAAGTAGTTCATTGGGCGCTGCTCAAGGTCTTGGATGGCAGCCAGTCCCTTCTGCCCAGGCCAGCCGTTATCAACTCGCACAATCTTGACTGGTGACTTGTCTGTCGTCTCCAGCGCAATGACGTGCTGGAAGCCCATCCACGTGTAGCCGTGTCCTTGGGTGATCACAAGCCGCCCCTGTAGATGTGGATGCCGTGGGTGTGGCCAGGATCGGTGACGCTGTGGCTGTGTTCGTAGCACGCCAACTCCTCATCAGAGCAGATGCCGTGGGAGTGTCCTGGATCATAGACACCGTGTTGGTGCGCCCACGGCACAGGCACATTGCCCATGGCGTCCACGTACACGCCAAAGGGCAACACCGGCTTGACTGCCGCAGGAACGATTGGGGCCGCAGCTGCGCTGAGAAGGCCAAGGAGTAGTGAGCGACGTTTCATGGTTTCGCGGGCAGGATGCCGTGTTCGGCTTCGATGGCGCGGGCGAAGACGCGATGATCGTTGGCGGTGAAGCTGCCCATGGCAGACCAAATCCTGTCGATCTGTTCGCTGGCCAGCGGTGCCTGCCGTGGCGCTTGCAGGGCGAGGACTAGCGGCTTTGCTTCTGCGCGCAGGGCGGCAGGAATGCTCTCGAACTTGGCAAAGTAAGACGCACCGACAACCCAAGCGTCCGCCTGCGCCTGGGTGCCAAGCCGCTTGGCACGCTCCTCCCGGCGTTCTCGAATCTCCGAGAGCGCGATTGCGTCCTCATAGAGCTTCTTGTAGTCAGCCGTGGTAACTCGGGGAGGGTGCGCCTCGGTGCTGTCGGCCCATGCGGCTTGCTCTACAGCCCCATCCATGATCACTCGACGCCACCGCTGCAAGTGATTTTCGCGCTCAGTCATGTTCGCCTCCTTCAGGGCTGTCGTCTTCCACCTTGATCCACTGGTAGCACCGTCCATCCTCAACGGTGTAGCTGTAAGGACCGCCTTCGCAATCACCCGATTCCAGATGCGGGCAACCGCCGATGTACTCGCAGTTTTGGCACTTCATGCCTCGCCTCCCTTGCTGTCGGCCTTGCGGGCATGGCAGGTGGTCCACTGTCTGTCGAAGTCGGACATGGCTTCACCGGGCGTATCCCCGAAGCCTGCGACGCCGTCTTGCAGGTTACCGCCGTAGAGTGCGCACCACTGGTCGCCGTCAATGCTCAGCGCAGGGCGGAACAGTACGCATGGGCGCATCTGTTCACGGGCCACGTCGGCGGCACATTGATGGGTGGCGATGGACGCCTGCTGCGCTGCCTGACAGATGCCGTTTGCAGCCATTTCCTGATAGTCGCGGTCAAGCATTGCCGTCTCCCTTGTCGGCCTTGCGGGTGAGCGATTCGGCTGCGGCCATGCCGAGTGCTGCGATCTTGATGAAGCGCTCGCGTGCGAAAGACTCCGCGTAGTTCACGCCGACAAGGCGCTTCAACTGGTGCCGAATGTACGCACCCCAATCGCCCGCATCGTGGAGGTCGTCATGCGCAGGGCCGCCCCATTGTTCGTCCTGGCGCTTGCGCTCGGCGATAACATCGGCGATGACTGCGCTGTCGGCCTTGCGGGTGAGGGCGGCGATTGCCATATCCCAGCCCAGTCGAACCTTGGCGACGTTGGAGTCGCTGTACTGGTAGCCCTTTGCCACCCATGCTTCGGCGAAGCTCGGCTCTGCCTGCTCCAGCGCCTGCCGTGGCGCTCGCAGGGCGAGGATGGCGCGGGCCAGCTTGAGGTCGTCTTCGAAGTTGCGAAAGGCCAGATTGAACCCCGCATCTTGAATTGCGCTGACGATCTGATCATCGGTTATCTCTGCCTGCGCCTCGGTGCTGTCGGCCCGTGCGGCCACCCACGCATGGAACTCATCCTTCCGGCGGTCAGGATAGGCCAGCATCTCAGCATCGGTCAGCCTGTCGCCGAAGCCTCGTGCGCGCTGACGGGCCAGCCAATAGGCGTCGAATCGTTCGCGCTCAGTCATTTGCACCTCCCTTGCTGTCGGCCTTGCGGGTGAGGGCGGCGCGCAGGAGGTTCACATCGGCGCTCGATCCTCGATCATCGCCATTGCAGCGGGCAATGAAGTCGTCGATGCGATCCAATGCCGCGATCAAGTCGCTCGGCTCTGCCGGCTCCTGGGGCGTGAGGGCTCGGTCTTTCACCCCGGCGATGTAATCCGCGAGTGCGCTAACCGTGACTTGCGGGTCATTGCA